ATGTCGCTTGCTGTGTGCGAACGAATTTTCGACCTCTACGCTGAAAATATGTGGAAGGGCGAAACCTGCGTAAATCCGAATCCTGCGGTTCCGGGGCACAAGCCATGCCGCGTGTACAAGATCAAGGAAATCAACGCGGCATTCAAACATTTCCTCAAGTACGTTAAGCCAGTCGGCAACGGCTACTTTACGGACAAAGACATTCCGACACGCTTTCGCGTGCCTTGCTTGGAACGCGATTGATGAAAAGCGATTTTTACCTGAATTTAATCGCCATCCACATGAAGAAGGCGCAGATAGAGCAACAAGCCTCCAAGCTGCGTCAACTGTTGAATCAACTTGAACCCTCCGAAGTCTTCCCAATTATGCGCGTCGCTTCGGAGAAACTTAGATAATTCCCGTACATTATGAATAGACTTGACCTATACCAAGACCTATACGAGCCGCCTGAGTGGGACGATTTGCCGCTTGATACCGATCCTGAACGGGATGGCATAGAGGCGAAGAAAGACGCGCTACGGGACAGTTTCAAGAGCTTCCAAGACGGCCCAGCCTACAGCCTTCAGCGGAACATGATGACAGGCAGAGCGACACCCGTAATGCTGCGCGACGCCGTGCGCCGTCTGTCCAATATGATCCTGATTGCAGGTGAAACGGGCGATTTCCGTACGGAGGCTGAAATTGTGAATTCCCTCAATACGCTGTGTCAGCTTGCTACGAAGGCAATTTATCAATAAGAGAACTACATGAACGAATTCGCGACATTTGAAAACCTCAACCTGCCTGATTATATCAACCTACCACGTGCGAACTTTGATCCCGCTGGCTACGCAAAGATAACAAGTGATCTACGCTCTATCGGCTACGAACCCATCGATGGAACATCAGAATACTTGGTTTGGAGCAAACCGGAAGGGGACAGAATAAAGGCCGAAAAAGAGAGAATTAAGGCCGAAAAAGAGGCATCACGCAAAGCTCAAGAGGAAAAGGAGCGCTTAGAGGACGAAGAGTTTCGCAAGACGCCGCGCGGGCAGTTCGAAACCGAATTCGAAATTTTGCTCGGTAAATACGGATTTTCGCAAATCTGGGACTTAGCCTACTGCGTTTACTTCAATGATTGAACAACGTTAGTGCGCTAAACCCTCTACGGGGACTGGCAATAAAACCAACCTTCCCTACAAAAGATCATTCTTTCGATGCTGCCGCAGGCTCCGCCGTCATTTCGTCTGCCTGATAAAGCTGAAGCATTGCGCGCGCGGCCTCAACGTTCGTCGTATGTAACCACTCATCGTAGTCTCCCGGCCGCAAGATCACCACGGAGCGCTTTTCGTCGTTCGGCTTGTGCATGCGCGACATGAGGGGGTGCGCGTCCGCATTGACGGTCAACATGGACATGCCGATCAACGATCGCCCGTCCTGGTCCTCGTAGCGCCGCCAAATGCCAGCGACACAGTACGGTTGCCAGCCAGTCAGGCCAATCCGATGCCACACGTTGCGACCGGTTTCGTAACTGGGCTCGAAGATCCAGCGCACCGGAATCAGGCAGCGCTGCCCATCCCGCCACGCCTTGCTGTACAGACGCGACGTGCCGACCGTCTCCGTTCGCGCGTTCATGGTGTCCAGAGGCCGCTTTTTCCTGCCGTTCTCGTCCCGCCGCTCCGGCTGCATGAACTTTGGCCAGAAGCCAAACACGGCCTTGACGACGCCTAAACCGTCCCCGGACGCGTAGGCGATGGGTGCGGCGTAGTCCGGGTAGACGTGAAGCTCCCACGGATCGCGGCGATACAGGTCGCCAATGCCAATCTTCAGCTCACTGATGCCGGGGTCTTCGCCCGGAGCCTTGTAGTTTGTGCACATCGACCGTCCCCAATTCTTCGAGTTGACGACGCCATGTTACCGCGTCATACACTGTATATTTATACAGTCATTCCGCATCATGAGCAACGATGGCTATGGTCGGGGCCTCTTTATCGACCGGCTCCGCGAACGTCCCTGCTGGAATTGCGAGCATTGGAGCGGCGTCGCGATCTGTGGTGGTTCGCACACCATATGTGTGCATCCGAAGTATGGTGGCGTAATCGCGCGTCCACGCACGGGTTGCGTATTCTGGACTCGGGCGATTGGACTGGACGAGTTGGACGCGGAATCATGCGACAGGCTCGCGCATCAATTCGCGCAGCCGACCAAGTACACCGTTACAGGTTCGTAAAGCGGTCTTTGCAGACCTGGAGGAAGTCACCAACCCATGCCACTGCCCGACGCATGATCCGAACCAGTACAGGGGCGACCAAGACGACCCCTATAAGGACGGCCAGAAGCAACTCCACGGTTGCGCAGCCAGAAGAATGGCAACCATAACCCCGCGCATAGACAAGCCCCGGCGCGGCAAGCGTCAGGGCTATCAAGGTGCCACGCATCTACCTACCGGACCTCTCAGGCGATCAGGAACGCTGCGCGATCCTTACCGCTCAACCACGCCGGTTCGCGACCCTTGCCGCTCCACGTCTTGCCGGATGCAGGATCACGGTATTTCGCCGGCAGGCGCTGAACGATCTTACCGCCACGTTTGCGCGATACCCGGAAGTCAGTGATGCTAAAGCGCTCGCTCAAAAGCTTGATGACGTCAATTGCGAACGGTTCGCCAAGCTGATCTGCGAGTGTCGCGACCGTCTGCAAACCCTCCGTCCGCGCTTCTGCCTGCGCCGCTTCAATTCGGGCCGCAAGTTCTTCTTGCTGTTTCAGCAGTTCTGCCAGTTTCGACATAGGTTCCTCAATTGTTAGGCACTTTGTGCCCTGTGGCCTTTCTTCGCGATAGCCCAGAAATCCGGGTTATCAGCGCATACACCGCCTATTGCTCGGTTATCTCGCCGCGTATTGCGGCGCGTGAGTAGAACTTTATCAGACCTCGTATCCAATAAGCAATACGCCTCCCCATATGACGCGAGACTCACGGGACAGACTATCGCGGATCAATATACAAAGACGTTCAACACCATGAAGACAATAAATCCCCTCAAACCACATGAGACATTCCTACGTGAGTGCCTTGATTACGACCCAGAAACCGGGATTCTGACTTGGAAAAAGCAACGTCCCGCACATCACTTTAAGACCATCCGGGGTAGCAAGATTTGGCACGCGAAGTTTGCCGGAAAGCCTGCGGGAACCAAGCAGGGGCGCGACGACAGGCTACAGCTTCATTTCAGCACTATCAAACTAGATCCGTATGTGACGCGCGTGATTTGGCTGCTGGCAACGGGAAACGATCCCCTCGATATGGTAATCGATCATATCAACGGCAATCCAGACGACAACCGGCTCATCAATCTAAGGCTCGCAACGCCAGAACAGAATGTCCATAACAGCAAAACCTACGCGAATAACAAGACCGGATACAAGGGCGTCGAGCGCACCCCTTGGGGCTTCCGCGTGACCATGCGGACCAAACGAGTCTATTTCAACAAATCGTATCCGACGCTAGACGAAGCCGTATCCGCTCGTCAAAAGCTGGAGCGTGTGCATTGGGGCCAGTATTCCCGAGAAGCCTCTAACGCAATCGCGGCGGCACTCGCATAAATATTTTCGGACAATTCCGTAAATATCGTGAGAAGTATGTAATTTGATCTTGTGCAGGGACAATTTGGGTCTTTCCCGCACTTTACCTCGCTAGGGTAATTTCAAATCGCCGCGCTTTCAATGCTGGCATATGGCCCGTGATTCGAATGCCGCAGGCACAGGGCTTTTCCCGGTTTCCCCCTACCCCCAAGAAATCGGCCTAATTCTTAACTTGGGCGGGTCTGACCATTTGTCGATCCGCCCATAATTTATTCTGGAGCAATCCACTATGGCAACGACTCAAGTAGCCGACGCAATGCCGGAGTCTACAGCGGATGTGACGGTCGATCCTGTCGCCTACGACGCGGCGGCTGAGGATGAGACACCCGTACCGCCTGCCCCGGACCTCGAACCCGCGAACGAAGCCGCTCCCACCTTGGCAAGTACGTTTGCGTGCGTCCATCCGACAATCAGCCTCCGCGCCGCTACGGACAAGCTCAACGGCTCACCTCCGATCATCGACGTGCAGACGGATATCGTCGTTCGGTACGCGGACGGAAACGTAAGCCGGGTATCGGTGGCACATACCCAACACTCGGCCGGAACCAATGCCGCTCGAATTGCGGACGCTCTATCTCAAGTAACCGCGGATTCTGTAGTTCGGTGCCTAGCAAATTAAGTCAGACCTTCCCCTGATCGCTCACGGGAGGGTTTTTGCGCTTGTGCGGAAGAACTATGACGACGTACATACAACACCAAAACCGCGCGCTCGCCATTGCTCCGACACAGGCTCAAACCAGCCTCGCCATATTGCAACTCGATGCCGTGATTGAGGTGGGTTCCGACAACGGCCCGCCGTTTGCGCTAGACGCTCATGAATGGTCCATCCTCCACACGGGGGCGCTCACCAATCCGATTACCAATCTGCGTGAGATATCGATGCAGTCTCAAAAGTTCTACGCGGAACTTTCAGACCTAGTAATCGAGTACAGACCAGATGGACTAGCGGCATGCAATTTAATCAATAGCGACTGCGTTAGCGCAATGATCGGGATTATGTCCGTCATGCCCTCATCAACGTTCGCCACAACACGGGGATTGGTATTCCCGGAAAACAATTCCACGTATGTGAAGCCTCATATCGATGAGCGCGTGGAATTCTCGCCCCTCTACCTCTGCCCCGTCCCTCAAGAGAACGCCATTTTAATAGCATCGCACGCGCTCCAAGACGGCGCGCACAAACGTTTTGGGCTGGAAATTCCTCACATCGTTCCTAGGGAGTTGAAAGCCCTGATAAGGAACTACCATGACACTAAAAAAGGAACTTCCCGAGCCGGAAAACGTGCAGAAAGGGTCATTCGGACCTCGCGCAACGCCAATCCCCGATGAAGCAAAACTACGAATCACGCTCGAAAAAGATACGGAAACTGGCGAAACCAAGAAACTGACATTCCAAGAAGAAACACTTTGCTTGGAGTTCGCCAAAGACAACAACTGGATTCGCGCATGCAAGCGGGCAGGTCTGAAAACCTCAACCGACCTGCGCATGCAACCTCACATCCGCAAGCGTCTAGAGGAATTGCACGCGCTCAAGACCGCACGGCACGCAATCGAAGCGGAAGCAATCACCGATTACCTATTCAACGTCCTGACGGCCGATCCTAACGAGCTGGCTGAGGTGGTAACGGGCGCTTGCCGATATTGCTGGGGCTACGACATTTCCCACTTCGCGCGGCACGGCGAATACAAATACAACCATCACTACCAGTTCCGCACCAAGGACGAGCAAAAGCGCGTCAAGGATGCGAACAACGGGAAATACCCGAACGGTAACGGCGGTATCGGATACACCAAGGATCGCGCGCCTAACCCGGAATGTCCATATTGCGATGGTCGGGGCGAAACGAACTACATCGTCAAAGATACGAATACGTTCTCTAATGCCCGATTCCTGATTAAAGGTCTAAAAATTCAGAACGGACAGATTGAGGTTCAAACGCATGACAAGCTCAAAGCGGCTGACATGCTACTTAGAACCTTGGGTGCGTATGAAGCGGACAACAAGCAGAAGAATACGGGATTCACGATTCAAGGTGGTATTGATGCAGAGACTGTAAAGCTAATTCAAGCTGGCGCGCATGCCCGCGAGGATGAAGTAAAAACTTTCGCAGATAACCGACTGGCCGAACTGAACGCCCGCCTTATTAATGGGGCTACGGATGAGCCAGATAATCAAACTACCTGAGTTACGCCCCGACCAATGGGGAATCGCGTTTTCTGATCACCAATGGAACGTAGTTCGCTCCGGCCGCCGTTACGGAAAGTCTTATATTTTGCGATATCTGGCGGGCGATGCCCTACTGAAAGGTAAGTTGGTAGGAATCTACGCACCTCAATTCGCGACACTTACCAAGACATACAACGAAATCTACGGCGATATAGAACCGGCCGTTACTGGCTCCAACAAGGGGCATTTAATTGAGTCCAAACACACGGGCGGCGGAATTGACTTTTGGTCACTAGAGTCCGGTCTATTTGGTCGAGGACGTGAATACGATCTACTACTCTTTGATGAAACAGCATTCACCAAAGATGGAACACTAGATATCTATCGAGACGCAATTTCGCCCGTAGTAGCCACCCGCCCCGGATTTCAGATTTTCGCATTCTCAACTCCATACGTCATGGATTTGGCGAATTTCTTCTATGCCTTGCATGAGCACAAGGATTACAAATGGAATCCCCAACCCGGCGCGAACAACTACGAGCGCTTCAAAGTCCACCATCGCCCGTCGTGGTGCAATCCACTTGTAGATAACAAATGGTTAGAAGGTGAATATAGAAAACGCTCCGCTCTCTCATGGCGGCAGGAGATCGAAGGCGAGTTTGTAGATTGGTCAGGCATTTCACTATTCCCGAATCTAAACCAACCTGTCGATCCACACCCCCGTTATGACGCGATATTTGCTGTCATTGACACCGCCATGAAATCCGGTATCGAGCACGACGGAACCGCGTGCATGTGGCTAGGCTATTCCGACGTATTCGGCCCTGACAATCTGCACATCCTTGATTGGGAAGTGACCAGTCTTGACGCATCAGGTCAATACGACTGGCTAAAGCGCATTCTCAATCATGGCGAATCTTTGGCACGACATTACAAGAGCCACCAAGGATTCACTGTTGCGTTTATCGAAGACAAACAATCTGGAATCGTATTGCTACAGCAAGGCAGAGAATCCGGACTTCCCGTCGAGGCGATCAATAGCAAATTTACAGCCTTGGGAAAAGATGAACGCATGCGTATTTGCGTCGATCCAGTGCACGCCAATCGCGTCAAATTCGTACACGAATCCTATAACAAGCTATTGGAATTCAAGAACGAATCTAAAAATCACGCACTCACCCAAATCCTCTCTTATCGTATTGGTGACAAAGAGGCATACAAACGCGCCGACGACTTGGCCGACTGCTTCGCATATTCCGTGATTCAAACCCTCGTCCCTGAATTATCCAATAAAAAAAATTAAGGACATTTCATGTCTGCACCATCATTCGCTGCTGCGGATACTCAGGCGTCCGGCCAGCCCGATAATTGCGTTGATGGGTTTGAGCCTCAACGTAACACGCAGCTTTACAACAACCTCGTCAACGAGGTGATCGAGCCGGGTACGGGCCTCTCCTACCAGCTCGCCAAGCAAATCTACCTTGAGCACCCTATGGGGCAGCGCGCGGTAGATAACGTCATCAATCTGGCATTCAGCCAAGAGCGCACCATTGCCGGTATCCCTGAGGACGCCAAGAAGGCGTTTAAGAGCGCGTGGGCCGCTGCACGGGCAGACACCGCCATCAAGAATTGCGCACGTCATGCCCGTATCTACGGCCTTGGCACGCTCGTTGATCTAGGCGGCGGGACGTTCAAAATCTACGATCCGCTGCTCACGGCCGGTTCAATGGTCGGGAACATCAGCGAGCCTCTAGCGCGGGACTTCCTGACACCCAACGACCCGGTTGTCCGAGACTTCAAGTTCACGCCTCAGAACTCCGTCGTCGCCTTCAACGGCACGCCGATATACCTGGCCTACGCTCAATCCGCGTTCGGCTACACGGGCCGCTCCGTCTACTACAACATGCTTCCCCAGCTCGCCGCGTTCCTCGTCTCTATGGAGGTGGACGCGCTGGTACTGAAGAAGTCGGGCGTACTGGTCGCCAAGACGAAACCCGTAGGCGCAGCAGCAAACCGTATGTCTATGTGGTGGCAGCGCAAGAAGGCGTCAGACGTAAAGCGCTCCCTCAACGGGAACGTCCTAGCGATCGAGACGGATGAGGATATCTCCACGCTCAACATGGCGAACACGGCAGACGCGATGACGACCGCTCGCAACAACGTCATTTCCAACATAGCGACCGCACTAGACGCCCCGGCCGTCATCCTGCAAAACGACGTGCTGACGAACGGGTTCGGGGAAGGTAAGGAAGACTCCAAGGTTATCGCCCAATTCGTAGAGCGCTACCGCAACGAGATTGAGCATATTTTTGAATTCATGATTCCGCGCATACAGGAATTGGCATGGACCGAAGAATGGTATGCCTCTTTCGTCATGGCGAATCCAGCCTATGCGTCAATCAGCTTCCAATCAGCTACGAATTTCTGGCGAAATAACTTTGAATACACATGGCCCAACTACCTAGTTGAACCAGATTCAGAGAAGGTAAAACGCGAAGAATCGAGTTTTAACGCCTATCTAGCGCTGTATGAAAAACTACAAGCAGGCATCCAGAACCCGGAAACACGCCGTGCACTGGCTCAATCACTTGTGGAACTGACGCACTCAGACGAGCTACAAACGCTCCTGCCTCTACCTATCGACATTGAATTCGGGGACGAGGATTTTTCGAATCCAGCACCTACGGAATTCAAGGGGCAAATTCGTGAGGATGAGAACGTTACAGGCAATGAGGAAGCGGAAACAGGAACAGCAACAAAGGTATAAGTTATGGCGTGGAAATCCACAATTACAAGAATCATGAAACAGTTTGCGGATAGTCCACGCTCCACTAACGACCTCGCCCTTGCTGTTTCCCAGATACGCGACTTGCTCAAGCAATCCCCGGACGAAGCAATAGCAATACAAGAGCGCGTCCGGTCTACGCTGAACAAGATTCACGACAAAGAGATAAAGAAGCAACCGCCCTCACCCGCTGGAACATTCGCCCGTGCGCGCGTAGCTCAGTCAGCACAGCAATTACTCGATGAAAAGATCGTGCAGTCGTTGTCGCTGATCGAGCTAAACCGCACGAAGTCGGTAGAAACGACCGTACAACGGCTCGTAGGCTGGGCGTCCTCCCTCCCCCCAAAACTCACGGTAGACCATCCCAGACAGGTTATTGAGAAGGTCGAAAAAGGCTTCCGAATCGTTGAAAAGAGCCCGATAGAGATTAAAAGAGAACAAGAAAGGCTACGGGAAGCAGGAATAAATCGGAAGGTCAAGACGCATAAGCGCGTGCCGACGTACACAACCAGATACGTACAAGCACCGCCCGGACCTGAGAAAACCGAATCATACGCCATGCGAAAGCTGCGTGCGGATCGGGACAAGATCAGCAAGGCAGCAGAGAAAGCCCTTGCCAGATATGAGGCGCAGCGCGTCACACAGGACCAAGCGCACAAATTAGCGGCCGGTATTGCCGAGACAATCGCCATCAATAATCAGGCGCTTGGGTTCGTGTGGGAACACAATTGGTCTAATCAGCCGCGCGAAGACCATGAAAAACGCGATGGAATAGTCTATCTCTATCGTGATTCGCCAATTATTCAGACCGCCCACAGCAAGGGATGGATACGGAATTCCTCGATTGAATACGTTGAAGACTTGCCCGAGATACCCGGACAGGAAATCAACTGTCGGTGCACGGCTTCCTATATCTACAGCCTGTCCGCCCTCTACCGAAAAGCGCCCCATATGTTCACTCAGAAATACGTGGACGCCCGCGCCCAGATTGCTTGACCTAGGCAACTATCCCGATCCGGCCTGACGCGTCCAAACAACGTATTTTCGTAAGCACTTTGTAATTACATCGACTCGCACCGACTTTTTATAGCTGCGTGCCGTTGACAGATTAATCGGCTTATGCAGGTCGGCTATTTGACTTTACATAATGGGCGCTAACGAATTTTCCGGGGCCAAATCACCCATTTTCGGGGTGACTAACACAAATTCGGGCTTTGGAGCGGGATGCATGCACAGGCAACTAATAACGGAGTAAATACATGTGCTGAAACAAACCGAAATCATCGAACAACTAAAGGCCGGTGCCGCCTCCCCCATCCCCTACGACAACAGCCTTTACTACCTTGCGCGGCTGACAGGCACAGGCGACGTATGGCGTTCGAAACAAGGGGAAATGTTCCGCCCGCCTGATTACTACATGACGCCTGAGTTTCTGGACAGGTGCGCGGGCGTCCCGGTAATCATGAATCACCCTACGGACTCAGCGACGATCAACCCGGCCGATGTACAGATCGTAGGAACGGTTATCTATGCCTTCCCCAACCCGGCCGATCCAACGGAAATCCTGTGCGTCCTGCGGATCATTGACGGCTACATACAGCAGGACTTGCTAACCAAGATTCTGTCCACGTCCCCCTCGATCATCGTAGCCGGATCGACCGTGAGCGACGGCGTAATCGTAGAGGGTGCGCCCATCGCTGCGCCGGATCACTTGGCTATCTGCGAGCTGGGCGTGTGGGATCACCAAGGCCCGCCGTCCGGGATCGAACAAACGATCATTCCGGCTACTGACGCTGAATCTATCACGGCCGAGCTAGAAGAAAACGCGCAATCAGGCGGCGAGATTGACCCCGACGAACATAAACACGTCGATTCGTCAGGAATTCCCCAATTTAATGAACATGAGCCATCTAGCACCGGCCAAGCAATCGATTGGCTAGAGGCGATTACCTCGACCGCGCCGAAAGTACTTGACTTGAGCGCAATCAATTAAAAATTTCAGGAAATCAAAACATGACCGCTGAAGAACTCAAAGCCCTGATGACTCAGGTAATGAACGATAGCGTTGCCCCACTCCGCGCGGAGCTGGAAGCCCTCAAGGCTGCTAAGGCGCAAACGCACAACGACGCAAGCGACGAAGAAAAGCCGCCAGTCGATGAGAAGAAGGAAAACGACGCTGTTCCGGCCGCTGTGGAAGCTATCGCGGGTCCGCTCGATACCAAGGAAGCGGATAGCGACATGCCTGCGCCTGCCGTTGCTGCGCCTGTAACGGCCGACTCGGACGAAGCGCAAGAATCCGGCGGCCAGAACGCCGAAATCGCAGAACTCAAGGCCAAGATTGCCGCGCTCGAAGCCGCTACGAAGGCTGCTCCTGTCCTGTCGGACGAAGAAGAAGCCGCGATTGCTGATGCTCAAGTCCACGCCGATAGCGTCTACCAGTTGCACGGCCAACGCGCCCCCCGTCCGATGGAGCGTGAATCGTTGCTCGCATATCGTCGCCGTCTCGCTAAGGGTCTGCAAAAGTTTAGCGACTCGCAAAAGGACGTGAAGATTAGCGCCATTAACGACGCGCAATATCTGGATTACGTTGAGAAGCAAGTCTATGCGGACGCTGCGAAGGCCGCTCAATCTGGAATTACGATGAAGCGTGGTCTGCAAAAGATCGAGAAGCGCGGCGCGATGGGCCAAACGTATTTCGAATACGTAGGCGACATTAGCTCATGGATGGCGGATTCAAGCCTGCCTGTTTCGGTCGTTAAGCCGCACCGTGACCGCAAGTACGTCACTGTTTAATCAGACACGCCAATCATACAAGTTTGCCCCACTTTTATAGCACGGGGCAAACTCCACAAAAATATTAAAGGTAATAACAATGGCAACTCCAAGTAAGTACACGACCGGTTTTGCGGATGGGATGTTCTCAGGCGGCTGGATGCAGGGTGGCGTTCAAGGCGCATGGATTCAAGAGCCGCACACGCGTTACAGCCTCGAAGGCGGAATGAGCAACGAACCGACCGCCCTTTTTGGTGGCGTAGCGATCAAGACGACGATGGGCGCGAAGGGACGGATGGAACTCGGCGCGGGCGTCACGAAGGCCGCAACGGTGGCCGACGTTCAAGGCTTCGTCATCGATAGCAAGATGTATCACGCCGTAGTGACCGCACAGAACACGGCCCCGCAAGTTGCGCTGCATGACGGCGTGCATTTCGCCCGTATCGGCTCGCGCGTTCGTATGTACCTCGGTATCGATCCGACGTTCGCAGAAACGCTCTATGGCGCTCCGAACACGCCGGTTTCGTTCGACTTCACGAAGCAGCAAATCATCGCATCGACCGGCGCAACGGACGTTATCCCAGTGACGGTTACGGAAGTGTTTGAGGACGGCATTACGCTTGTCTACAACGCTGCTACCGATACGGTCAGCTATGGCCGTGGGCCGGTTGCTGTGGTCCGTCTGTAATTCTCCGACGCACTAAATCCCCAGCACTAAATAAAAACGCGGCTCTGTCGTGCTTTAGCTACTGCTAGAGCGCGTGCTTACGTGCGTGCTAAAGCACGGGTCCGCTCAATCACAAGAAGGTTTTAACTATGGCTTTTCAAGCATTCGAGAAAATCACGCCGTCATTCACTGAGCCGCGTATTATCCTCAACTACGCGCAGAAGTCGGGCGCATTTAACGCACTGTCAGGCCGCAAGCCACGCATGACGACAGCACAGGGCGATAAGAAGGTCTACATTCATAAACTGGATATGCGCAGTGATGCACGCGTAAACCAATCCGGCGCAGAATCGCTCCCTACTCCGGAATTCCAAACCACGCTGATTAGCACGCCGCTCTACACGATCCGCAACCGCGCGGAGTGGGATATGTCGGACGTGCAGCACGCCGGTAACTGGAACACCGCACTGCCGGAAGCCTATACCAAGGCGAACCGCCACGGGCAATTCAACGTTCTACGCCGCCTCCTGTTGAACGGAGTTCGCGCGGGCGACGGCGAAGGGATCATCAACACTCCGAACGCTACGGCCGTGAACTTCACGGCAGACGCACAGGGTAACGCTACGCTGGTTACTGCGGACCCGGATCATACATTCTCGTTCCTGCAACAACTGGTTGTGGACCTGCGCTCGCGCATCATGTCGATCAGCCAAGGCAACATCCGTATCAACTTCACGGCTCCGCAGCGCGTGATTGGTCGCCTCCAACAATCGATTGTTGAAGTCACGTCGTACCAACGTCAAGGCGCGGGTTCTGCATCGATTGCAGGCGCGCTTGAGGAAACGGGCGCATGGAACGGAACTGAATGGGAATTTTCGGTAGACGACACGCTGATTGGTGCCGGAGCTGGTGGCGCGGACCTGTGCATCGTCAACGCCCCGGAACTGATCAACCCGCAATTTGGTAGCGCGATCAACACGAACGAATTTGCGACGCTGCAACCTTCGCTTGAAGACGCAGCCTTGCAATACACCGACCGTGCGGCACCTACCGAATTCCCGACGCCGATTCCGGGTATGGGCGCGGTTGACGTGCTCTACCACATGGAAGCATCGGCCGGGTGGGTGGTTCGTCCGGAGTCGCTTACGCTGCTCTCGATCAAGTACAACTAAAACGATAGCGGTTTAGGGCTATGCCCGAATTTGGGGAGTCCATTAACCGGACTCCCCTTTTTTATTCGCCTCGTACACGCAGCCGCTTACCCCGTAAATAATCTTGGCTATGGGGCCAAAAAAGCCCAGAAACTCCCAATTATATATAGTAAGCGGGCGATATACCCGCACCGAAATTTATTGCAAGGAAACAGTATGAGCAAGCTTTATATCTTGAACGCGACGCAACAACGTTACAACGCGTTCTACCGTATCCCGAACGTACGTGCGGCGCAGTACGCTGACCTGCTTCCGGGCGAACAGCAGTGTGTGTATGAAGGCGACACCGAGACTATCGGCTTGATTGTCGAACAGCTTCAACACTACGGCTTGATGGACTCAGCGGAATACAACCGCAGCTTGACAGCCGCCAACCGCGTCCGTGTTCACCTACTCTATCGCATCGACAAGCCATTTTCGTTCTCAGACCAAGAATCTGTTATTCGGGGCCGCGCGATTGCGCAGAACGAAAATGCGCTCAACGAACTGAAGAAGGAGACAGCCGCACTCAGCGCCGTAGAGAAGGAAATCACGCGCGGCAAGACGGCCAAGAAAAACCAAGTGGAGATTACGGCGCAGCCTGTCCACGTATTGGAAGGCGATCAATCACTTGCGCGCAGCGCAGCAGATATCGCCAAGTTCGAAATCGGCAAGGGCTAATCTAGTCTAGCAGACCAGAATAAATAGAAAGGGGCGAATATGCCTGACAACGACGAAGTAAATCAGTTGCGGAGCGAAATAAGAGACTCGCTTGCGCAACTCGGATCGGGGATCAGTGAGATTCGCGCCACCCTGACCGCATTCATTGAGCGCATTACCCGCCTTGAAGAACGAAGCGAACGTATCCCGCAACTCGAAAAACGCGTAGACGATCTAGACAAGAAGCTTGAGCCGATCCGCGACGAGGTTGTTTCCGCATCCAATGCGGCGAAATGGGCTAACAAGCTTGCGAAGTGGATCATGCCATCCGCTTTTACCGGGATTGCAGCGATTGGCGGATTGTATGTGAACAATCTTATCAATCAGCAGGTGCAGCCGGTAGTAGCCGAAATGCACGATATCCAAAACAGGCAGCAGTCGCAAATTAACGAACTCAATACGCAGCTTCAGTTGCGGTCGGCACAACAACATTCTATGGCCGACGTAGACGTTAGACGCGCTCGATACTAAACGGAGCTTTTTATGGCAGTTTCACAAGCGGGATATCTGCAATTCTTGCGGAGCATTGTAGGTGTGCCGGTTGAGGCATTGCCGGACGATAGCCCGTTCATTGCACTCAGCTATACGATTGGCGTCGAATTAACGCCACGCGGCTATCAATGCGCGTCCGCCGCAGTCTATGAACTCATGGTCTATTACGCGGCAACATCATTCCTATATAACAACGCCATAGATCAAACGGGCCAAAACTGGTTCGCGAATATTCAAAAGGAATACGGGCTGTTGTCCGGTTTCAACGGAATTATTCAGAGCGCGGCCGATCAGGGCACAAGTGCCGCGACGGTAGTTCCTGATTGGGTTAAGCGTGCGACTTTGCAAGAATTGCAGTGGATGAAAGACCCTTATGGACAAAAATTCCTCGGCTACCTGCAAATGATGGGTTCTATGTGGAGTCTGGTGTAAAGGTGCGCGCATGAATGATTTTGAACACATCAGACGCCCTTTCCAGTCATCGCTCAAGCAGGTTTCCCAGACAGCGGCGGATCAAAAAGCGTGGAGTCAGTCGAAAGGATGGCCCGCAATCGTTGAGTCCGTTAATGGTTCGATTGTTACAGTGCGACTCGACGTAACAAGCGAATGGACGTTTCCACCAATTACCGTCCCTCTCGCGGGTCCGGAATACATCCGCTACCCCATCAAGAAAGGCGACGCGGGAATCCTGATTCCGGTATCAGTCTCGACGGGCAAAATTTCAGGCTTGGGAGCGAATACACCCCCGACTCTGGATCAACCGCCGAATTTAACGGCTCTCGTATTTGAGCCTTGCGGTAACGCCCGCTGGACGCCTCCTATCGACCCTCAGGCAGTCGAAATCTACGGACCCAACGGGGTCATCCTGCACGACACGGCCAGCAATTCAACGGTCACTGTCGCGCCGGATGGAGTCACGATCACCACGGGCGGAATCACGGCGACGCTGAAGAACGGCAAGGTCGATATCACTGCCAGCACGTCTATCAATCTGACAGCCCCACAAATCGCTCTCAACGGCACTCTGACGGCCACGGATAGCTCAGGCGGCACGGCAACGATTAACGCGCCCGTCAAGATCAATAACAAGCTGGACACGACCGGACCTATCACGGCACCTGAGGCGACGATCAACGGCGTTACGCAATCGACGCACAAGCATACGGGCGTCCAACCCGGTAGCGGTACGTCGGGCGGACCAACAAACTAAGGGAGATTAAATGTCAGGACTCTTTGATCAACTCCCGCCCCGCACATCAGACCCTTCAACCGAGAAGATCAACAACGGTCAGGCAAGTATTCTAAAGGCGGGTCTGCGCGCCATTTCGCACAATCAGGAACTGACGTTCACGCTATATCAGCAATATGTCCTGCCTCTTGACGGAATGGTGTACTGGATACGTCAGCCTGATACTACCTTCACGGTACAAGGTTCGCTGCACGTAACCAACGAGCAACAACAAAGACCGTCCGAATCGTATGCACAGAACACCGTGATTTTTACGAGTACGGAGGTCGTTTCGAAATTCCAAGACATTGCACCGTCAACGATGTGGGTTTGCGAGTACGACGATATGTTGTTCGCGTTCAATCGCCGGACGATGCGATATTGGCAAACGGACCTAAACCACTACGCGGGCATGGCTGTGTTCCCTACGATGCGGACGCAGTTCCTAGACTCGACCGCCAGCATACCCACCTCCAAGATTCTGAGTAACAGCATTCCGATTTGGCTATCGCTGACAGGCCCACTGTCCGCCGTTCCGGGTTACGACCAACCGCTAGCAGTGTTTGGCGAATACCTCGTAGCTGCGAACCAGCAACCGCCTTATATCGCGGTGGAGATTCACGAAACGACGAGCATCGAGCCACAGCCGCGAAAGTATGCGTTTGAGGACGACTCCGTGAATCCACCTGTCTACCGTGAGTTCATGTCGCAACTGAAACGGGACAAGGTGACCTTGCATCTGTATGGCTTCGACAACGACCATGCAATGGCATACATCGATTACCTGATGACGTTCTTTCTGAATCAGGGAAATTCGGTAATGGGGCTGATGACCGGCCCCGACATGAAGGACGTTCCGATCATCCAATCGGAGTACAACATACGCGGCCAGAAAAAGACTATCGATTTCGAAGTCAGCTATCACACGCTCAAGGCTTTGGACTACGCGATTACGCTGATTCTTAAGGCGCAGCCCAATTTTACTGTACCGAGCCTGTACACCAATCAACCGGGCTACTTGGTCCCGCCGTTCCCGCCAGAACAATAAAAATCCGAAACGCGCGACGCGAACGGACGCAGAAATATTGATCTAGCACCACGCAATTAATTTCCCCTGCTTTTTGGCCGGGTGGGTCCGCTCGCGCCTAACTTCCCATTCCAATTCAAGGATTAAAAATGGCAAATCAAATCGATGATATTGTCGATATCGTAATTTCGGTGCAAACAGCACCAATCGCGAACAATCTACAGCGCAACTCCGTTCTAGTCTCGCAGGGTGGTACGACGCTCCCGGCAGGCACAACGCAGCTCGTCGCCAGCCCGAAGGACATTACGTCGGTCCTGCAATCGCCGCTCCCGATCAGTTCGATTCAATGGTCGTCAGGCGTCGTTACGGTGGTCGTCAGCGGCACGATTTCGCTCGCGGCCGGAGCAAGCGCGCAGTACACCATCGCGGGCGTGTCTCCATCCGCATATAACGGGACATTCACGGTCACGGGCGTTTCCTCAACGTCCTTCACGTTCAGCCTGAGCAACGATCCGGGTACGACACAAACGCTCGGCACTGCTACCCCGGCCGCCGTGGCCGAACTCCGCAGCATGGGTAACTCGTTCTTCGCGGGCGGAGCCTCAATCGCTACGACCGTCCTTGAGTTGGGTCTTGCGTCAGGTCCGGACGCGGTTGCAGCACTCCGCGCGTATCTCGAAGAAAACGCGCTTCAGAACTACGTCTACGTGGTTCCGCGTTCGTGGGCGACGAGTCAAGATTTCTCGATTCTCGTTTCGTCGTACGACAGCCCAACGGCGATGACGTATTTTGCCGTGACCGCAACGCGTACCAATTTGCAGACCGTAGGCGCCACATTCACGGGGCACAAATCCGTTCTGCTCTATGCGGAGTCTGACGAAGACTTGGCGACTCAAAACGTATTCGGCGCTGCTGCGTTGACGTATTTGATTGTCAGTCAGAACCCGACAGCAACGCAAAAGCTGTTGCCTCTTGGACCGCGCCCGGTCTATGGCGTACAGCCTAGCAAATGGACCTCCGCAGAACGCGCGTTGTTCATCAAGTATTTCGTCAACTACCCCGACGTTGGTACGGAGGCCGGACTCACTAGCACTGTCCTGAAGGGCGACACGTACGCGTCCGGCGATTTCTTCGAGTACTGGTACGCGTCGGACAAGACCGCAATCAATGAGCATCTGGCGCTTGCCAACGCGATTGTCAACGGCAACGCGAACGCTACCAACCCGCTAAAGTTCGATCAACGTGGTATCGAACGTTTGCAGCAAGTCGCGCAAGTCACCATCGATTCCCTCGTTGCGGCTGGCGTTCTGCTCCCTGCCAATCAGGTGACGGGAACCGGGATAGTGAACGCGGTTGACTTCCTCACCTACACGAATCAGAACCCGAGCGACTACCACAAAGGTATCTACCGTGGTCTTTCAGTGACCGTGATTCCGTCACGTAGCTACACGCATGTCACGTTCAGTATGGCAGTGACCGACCTCGTTAATAGCCCGAGCTAATCAAAAAAATCAAATGGGAGTGCCTTGTACCGTGCGCACTGCACGGCGATGACGCACGCCCATTTCCAGTCAATAAATAAAGGAAATTAACATGGCCGGAAATTCAATGCAGCCATTGGGAACGCTCAACCGCGTTGCCGCACACGTTGTCTTTAACAGCTTCCCGCAACTCAACATTGTTCCGGAAAACTTGGCTAAGGCGGGCGTCTCGATTGAACCACAAGGCGCAGTCGTGACGATCATTGAGGCGATGACGGGCACTATCAACAGCCCGGAGCCGTATGTGCAAGTTCACTTGACTATCGCTCTCAACAAGACAAGTCCGGTAGCCGATTTGTTCAAGAGACAAATTCAGCAATATGGTGTTCTTGGCGACGTGGACGTATATACCGATTCACCCGTTCTCTCGAAGTACACGATCAAGAACGTTTCGATTCAATCGCAAGGCGCAGTCAACACGGCGGGTACAGACGGAACATTTACCGTGACGCTCGCCGGTACGTGGTACGTCAACGATTCGATGTGGATCTAAAGCCAGACGCAATTTGATTGAAACAGAGGGGGCGCAACGCCCCCTTTTTCAATAAGACGGATTACCAACATGTTTGAAAATCAACCAAAGCTAGATCGCAACCTCAATCTTGTATTCGATCTTGAAAACGGCGTGTACGCATACGTACTCCCTATATCACTGGACCTGTGGCGCTCGTACCGCATTCCGCTCGCTATGGTGCTCGATGAGGTGGCGACGATCCAACGCGCGGGGATGGCTGTAGCGGCCGACCTGTTCCGCGAAGCATGCGCAAAGCGTGGCGTAGATGCTGAACCATTCTTCGCGGAGATTAAGCGATGCACGACCGTCGGATTTCCAGACGACAACGAGGGATTCAAGACGGTTCCGTTCGGCGTCGCTCAGGCCCAAGGGAAAATCGATGAGGGGGCGGAGGACGAAATTGCAAATTTTTTGTGTTTTTGGCTGGCGAGCTTGCTAGCCAAGTGGGCGCGGGGTTTGTCTCTCGTGGCTCTTGGACTGTCGCAAGTGGTCGGCACGTCGTCAACCTTTACGGAATTTCTCGATTCCTTGCGGACCTCGACAACGGACGAAGCTACGGACGAGAAAACGACAGAAGCCTAATTCATTCCGTTTTGGATTGGGTGGCTACTGAGGGCTGGTACGAATGCTACGGCGAAGAGTTCGCAGGACGTGGCTTTGAAGGCTTCAAGGACGCACACCACTACCGCCAACGTTACTCCGATGACGCATATAACCATTAAAAGAGGTAGGTAATGGCCGTCTCCATTCTGAAAATTCAAGTAGATCGCGCCGAAGCCGATCAATATTTCAAAGACTTCAAGGCGTTTGACGATCAGCTACAGGGAATGCCGGACGCATGGAAAGACGCGCTCCGACAGGCGAAGCTATTGCAAGCCGTTCAATTGAACCTCCAACAAGGCCAGAAAAACCAAACGTCCGGTCTGAAGGATTCCAACAAGCAACTCACGGTAATGGAGAAGCATTGGAAGACCATCGGGGGGACGGTCAAGGGCATCAACAAGGACGTAAAGGATGTAATGTCCAACGTCTCGAAGCTGCTGCCGGGACTGAGCACCATTGGCGGCGTTGCTGGTCTAGCAAGCCTGCCTCTCTTGATGTTCGCCGGGTTCTCCAAGCTGATGAGTTCGTTCGGCGCGGATCGCGCAACGAACCTGCAAATGGGCGGTATCTCTCAGGGTTCGCGCAAGGCGTTTGAGAACACGTACGGACGGTACGGATTCGCAGACTCCCAGCTTCGTGCAGTAGCCGAAGCGCAGCGCGACCCGAACAAGCGGGCGGGCCTGATTCAGGCGCTCACAGCGGCCGGTATCAGCCCGCAAGAGGCGGCGCAGCTATCCGAACAGGGTACGGACGCCGGCGAGGTGATGAGCCGCCTTATCAACGCGTCACGCACGGCGAACCCTCTGGTTCTGCGTGCGATGGGCGGACAGTTCATCACGCCGGAGCAAGTGACGACGGTTCAATCCGCCCAGGCGGGTGAGATTGAGGGTCTACGCGGCGAGTACGAGCGGCAGACGCCCGAGCTGGACGCACGCGCGGCCGATCAACGTAGGGCGCTCGAATTTACGTCGCACCTGTCTGAAGTGTTCGAGAAAATCCGGGTTGGCGTGTTCAACAAGCTGATTGCGCTTGAGCCTAGCTTGGACAAGGTTGCAAAGTCGTTCGGCAAGCTGGTTACTAACGTACTCGATAGTCCGGGATTCAAACGATTCTTGGACGAACTGCCCGCACGCATAACGAAGTTCTCCGAATTCTTGACGAGCGACAGATTTACGGACGCGCTCAAGACAGTCACGAACGACTTTTTCAAGCTGGCCGTAGTGCTCACACGGCTGACCGGGGTGATTTACAAGCTGTTGCCGGGAAGTCTTACGGGCAAGTACAAGAATCCGCAGGAGCTTCTAAAAACAACGAATGAGAATATCGCGAAGGAAGAAGCTAGCCTGAAGTTGGCGCAGCAGCGCTACAAAGAAGCGGACGAATTGCAGAAGCAAGGGCATCCAATACAAGCGGCAATCGCGCGCACCGGGGCCAGCCCTGAATCTATACGCGATTCGCTGAAAGACTTGTATTCGAAGCGTGACGAACTCAACGCGCAGATTGCAGCGGAAGCGGACGCGAACGTCCCCAACACGGTCAACACGTACAGCGACGGCGGCGGCATGCAGAAAACCGCCCTCACCTCGGATCGTATGGCGGGTGCAACGTATGTGACGCCTGACGGCAAGGCACGCGGCCCCGCGACCGTCGATGAGAAAGCGCAGTTCATCGGGGAATTCATCGCAGAAGGACGGCGACGCGGCATGAAACCGGAAGCAATCGCCGGGGCACTCGGTTCCATCGCTCAGGAATCCGGCTACGACGTATTCGTTCGAAATTCTATCGGTGCCTACGGTGCCGCTCAGTGGCTCTCGAAAGACCGCCAGCGCGCGCTGGAGAAGTTCCGCAAGGAGCACCCTGCATGGTCGGAAATGAAGGTTCAAGCCGCGTTCCACTGGCAAGAAGCCGCAGCACAAAAGGGGCTATTGCAGAAGTTGAATAGCGCCCGTTCGATTGAGGAAGCGGCAACGATCCATCGCAGGGATTACGAGCGTCCCGCAGAAGCAGAGGCGAACGACGCGAAGCGCGCGCAGTACGGCATGCAGGCATTCAACAGCTATGGCGACGTTATGCGCGGCACGGTGCAGACCGTCGCGGGCGTCAAAGTCAATGTGGTTGTGCAGAACCAAACGGGCGCGAACTTGACGGCGAACGCGGCGGCGTCGGCTACTTAAAAGGAAAACAACTATGTCAATGACGCGTGACGCATGGGAAGCGATCTATCAGAAAAATCCCATATTTCTAAACGGGGGCGTCATGGGGAATTCCAACATTCCCCTCCCTATCGGCTCGCTCTTGTCTCTGTCCACATCGGGCGTCTCATCGATTTTGTCGCTATTGGGAAATGACGCGCCGATCTCTCTCAACCAAATTGCGTTCCGCCCCGCACCGCAAACAGCACTCTTTCAGGCGCAGAACCCGACGTACCCCACTGCCGATATGCGCACGGCGGCGAACGCTTCGATTCTACTGCCTACCCAAATCGTGATGACGATGGAGTTCCCCGCGCAGGGTGCGGGTGGCTACGAAGTCAAAGCCGCTGCACTGGCTGCGCTCAAGTCTATCTTGAACCGCCATCAGCAGGAAGGCGGCACATTTACAGTCATTCATCCTGCGTCGATATATACGGGTTGCCTGCTCAATCAACTAGTAGACGCAACCAGCCGGGGCAATCAACCGGCCGTGACGTGGCAATGGGTTTTCGACCAGCCGCTAACTACGCAATCGTCTCCGCTTGGTGATTTTCTGAATAGCACGATGAGCGCCATAACCAACGGCGCTCAGGATTTAAGCGGATCACTTGGGACGCTCGTTGATAATGTCGGCAACGCCCTACAGAACATATTTTAAGAGACAACTATGGCTTCGGAAAACACTCTTTATGTTTCGTTCAATCCGGACCCGAAAAATGGATGGTCCTATTCTTTCTCAGGGACGGACTTGAACGGTCGCACGCAGGTATACACATTGTTTGCTTGGTACAACCATTACAGCAATCGCTACTACCTTCGCGCCGTATCGGCAAATCAGACAATGTATTTGCCGCTCGTAGAAAGCCCGGACGACATGGACATTCCATTGAATGCCGCGTATCTCGCTACGCCGATCATCTATCGGGCTAGCTCAATGGTGTTGGAAATCGGGTGATTGAATGCGGTACTACAAGCTAACATTTCTTCCGCCCATTCCAACCGCAAGCGATCCGAATCCTGTTCAATCACTGCCTACAGCAATGCAACGGGTATTGGTGCCGGGGACCGGCGAAACCCGGAAACTGTCAGACGGAACGACGCAAGGTGTCGCGACATACATTCTCGAATCGACCAATCCTAGTGCTTTACAGGTAGAAATTAACTGCATGCTGGGAGGCTCCGGGTACACCCCCACCGATCTAGGTTCGAACTACGTGAAAATATGGGGATTGCCTGTCGAAGCCATTGCCGATATCTCAAAACTGAACGGTTGGATTATCCGCGTACAGGCCGGATTCGATAAGAAAAGTTTGCCGCTTGGTAGAAAACTCGCGAACGTGACAGGCTCCGATAACGTCATCATCGAGGGGCAGATACAGTTTCCGTACGGCAATGCAATCCGCCCTGAGTTTGTGGTCTTTCTTCCTATAGCGCGCACGGTCATCAATGATCAAGTTCAAGCGCCAGTCGGCGCGAGCGCCCCGATATTTCACGGCCAGAAGGGCGAGAAACTCTCAGACGTGGTGGCACGCACGTGCAGCCAATACTACCCCGGCATTCAACCAGAAATAAACATTAGCGACACGATCACGCTATACGAGGACCAGATGCACGCGATATCGAGCTTGCAAGATTTCGCCAACATGGTCAACGTGCAATCGAAAGCTTGCCTGCGTTCTCAATATCCTTCGTACATGGGTGTCATTTCGCGCTTTGTTGGCGACAAGTTCGTTATGAGTGACGTTATTGCGCCGCTCGGAACCGCACCCAAGGTAATCGACACCATCGACATGATTGGCGTCCCTCAATATGTGGACAGTCAGAACGTACACGTCTCCTGTCCTATGCGCGCGGACATTCGGTCATTCGATTTGATCGAGTTGAATACACCTGCGCTCGTTCTATCGGTATCGGCATCAACGGCCATTACTGCGATTGGTTGGCCCCGCGATTTGGTTGGCGTCTTCCAAGTTCTCAGCGTGCACCATGTCGGCAACAGTCGCGCTCCTGACGGGACAGGATGGGCTACGCACATGCTCATCAATGCTAACCCGGTCACTCCGTCCGACTACGGTATGCCGCTCAACAGTCAGACGCCGCAGAAGACGACGCCACAAGCATACGGAAATAACTGATATGGAGATAAACCTAGGAGTTATCGAGCAAGCGTACAAGGACGGAACGACAGTTCCAGAGGTCGCACGATATCTAGAGGATGAATACGGCGTGATGCAGGTGTTCGTTGACTTGCACCTGAAGGAAATCAGCGGCTCCGTTGCTCAGGCTGTTGCTGACGCGATGGACGATCAATTGATGGGCCTGCCGGTGTCGCCTGACATTTATCAGGCGGCAATGGAGGAAATACAGTCTGCATTTCGCAACTTCTTAGATCACGAAGAATATCCGGCGCAGTCCTTCCCACAAGTTCCAACACAGGCAGCGCTAGACGGCGTGAATCATCGCCTGCTACACCCCTACGCAAGTAAGAACCCTTCGCGACCGTCCTTCATCGACACGGGCGAGTACCAAATTTCTTTCCGCGCGTGGGTCGATTCTCAATAGCAAACCCCACTTTTATATAAAAAGAGGTCAATCATGGCTCGAATATTTGGTCGAGCCCTAGACCCAGCTACGGGCACATTTAAACGCGACGATGACGGCGCGTATTACTGGGAAACGGTGGAAACACCAGATACGGGCGACGCATCGCAATTTTGGATAACCGCCCTAATACAAAACCTACAACTCGTACTAGGCGAATCTCCATTCAACGGAAATTCTGGAATCCCGCTTTTCGATGCTATCGACACGCAAGTTCCCCCTGATTTGTACGTGCAACTCATCCAACAAAAGTACGCCCCCTATTTCCTTACCCTGACGATTACACGTGTCCCGCAATATCAAAAGAGAAATGACGGAACATTGGCGCTCACCTACAACGTCACTGCGGTTCTAAAAAATGGCGGGCTGTATCAACAAGATATTACAGGTTGATCTATGGCGCTCACCACTCCAATTACAACGAGCGGGCTAGTTCCGCGCGACCCCGCAGAGATTCAAGCGGACATTATCACGCGCGTGACAAGAGCGCGTCCGGGATATACGGCGAACATTCCCGGTTCGATGGTTGACGACATTCTCGGCACTGAGGTTGCAGCCGTCACGCTGATGGAACAGGCCCGCGTCGAAACCATCAACAGCCTCACAAGCCCGACAGCGCAGCCGTACATTTTGAACCGCATCGGAACGCAACTTGGAGTGCAGCCCGGAACCGTCACAAACGGGTCCGTTGACGTGGTTGCCGTGAACTCGACACCCGGATTCGTGTTTAACAAGGGCTTCATTATCTCGGACGGCAACAAGCAGTATGTTCTGACTACACCAACGGCAGTCAAACCGGACGGCACAACCGATCCGATGAACTTCGTTTGCCAAACCCCCGGCACGTTCGCTATCCCGGCAGGCACGGTCAAAATTCTGGTTACGGGGTTGCCTGACGGTATTACCGTCAACCTGAGCAACCCGCAGGACGGCGTACCCGGCAAAGCCCAAGAGGATATTTCGTCTTATCGTGCGCGCATCATGGAAACACAGCGCGCAGTGTCTCAGGGCTTCATTTCCACGCTTCGGACGACCCTGCAACAAGTGCCCGGTGTCTCTAGCCGTCTTATCTCGATTGCGTATACCGGTTCCGATGTCACGGCAGGCTATCGCGTGATCGTCGGCGGCGGAGACGACACAGCCGTTGCCGTTGCGATCTTTACGTCGATGTTCGATCTACCTGCGCTGATGCAGTCCACGGACGCCTCACGCAACGTCACGGTCAACCTGCGTGATGGATCAGACACGTACGCCATTCCATTTGTCAGACCCCTACAGCAGAGCGTAGGCGTTACCGTCACGTGGAACACGTTGAGCGGCAACGTCATCAGCGACGATGCCGTTACGCAGGTAGTGCAGCCCGCAGTATTGGCCTACATCAACGGCATTCAGGGCGGCGGATACATCAACGAAAACGTGCTGCGCAAGCGCGTGACAGACGCAATGTCTACGGTCCTTCCTGAGGAAGACATTACGCGGTTGGTGTTCGGATACACCATCGATGGCGCGGTCGTGGCACCGCCCGCAGGCGAGCAAGAAATCAAGGGCAACGACGAAGGCTATTTCGTCACGAACGTTGCGGCTATCTCTGTTGTGCGCGGCTAATAGAAATCCAATCCACGCTACGCAAGCACGAATCAATTATATATAAGAGGCTTCAATGGCTGATTTGAAGATGAATCAGTTTCCGGACGGGCAACTGTCAGATACGCAAATGCTGGTTGGATACGACCCATATGCAGCCGCGTCCGGAGAACGTAAATATTCTGGTGTAAACCTTGTCTCCTATCTGACGGGCGCTTTGCCATTCATTGGCAATTCGAATCCGACCATCAACGGGATACTGACGCTCAACGGGGACATTCATTTTTCCGGTGGCGCAATCGTCACGTCGCTTGGCGACATGTACCAAGTTGCCCGTGGAAAGTGGCTGTCTGCCGATATGGCGAAGCTGGATGACGCATGGAACAAGGCAAGCGCGGCACAGTCAGCGGCCGACCAAGCGGCCATTTCAGCGGCTCAGGCGGCGACCTCGGCAAGCAGCGCATCAGCGAACGCGGCGACCGCATCGAGCGCGGCAACGACGGCCACGCAGGCACAGACGAGCGCTACAGGCTCCGCCACGGCAGCGCAAGCGTGGGCGTCGCAACCTACCGGCACGGTTCAGGGCACGTCTAGCTATTCGTCGCTCTACTACGCCGGACAGTCTCAGTATTGGGCCGGTATCTCGCAAGCTATGGTTGCGGCTCCCACAACGTTCGATCCGGGATACAAGCATTCGAGTATCACCCTGAGCAACGGGAACCTGACCGCCACCTTTACCGGTAACCAAGCCGTGGTCTTGGGAACGATCGGATATGCGGCCGGTAAGCACTATTTCGAAATCAAGTTCGCGAGCGGCAGCAGCAGCGGCAATGCGAGCGTCGGTATCGCCCCGAGCAATGAACCTCTCGATAGCCAGATCGGCTATGACGACAATTCCGGCGCTGTCGGTGCATTCCAGACGAGCGGCAATGTGTACCTCAACGGTTCGAAAGTTGCGAGCGTGTCCGGGTACTCAAACGCGAACGATGTGATAGGCGTTGCTGTTGATGCCGACCGCAAGCTAGTTTGGTTCCGCAGCAACAGCGGCCAGTGGAACGCCTCAGGCACGGCAGACCCTGCGACCGGCACGGGCGGCATTCCGTACACGCAAACGGGAAAGATGTTCCCGGCCGTCTGTACGGATTCGTCGGCAGTGTTCACGGCGAACTTTTCCGGCAACTTCACGGCAACTATCCCTACCGGATTCAAGGCATGGGCGGCAGACGCGTTTCATTACGTGGTGCCCTACGCCACTACCTCAACGCCGGGTATCGTCGTTGCCGGTTCGGGTGTCTCCGTCGATCCATACGGCAAGTTGTCGGTAGATACGTACTACGACATGGTATCGATTCAGGCACAGGACACGATCAGTATCGATCTAACTGCGCCAGTGCCGGGATACCACATCGTCCTGAATTCTCAGGCAGCAACATTCGCCCTTACCAATCTACAGCTTCCCGCAGGTAAGGCGCTACGCCTCACGTTCTACTTTGAACAGGGCACAGGCAACAACACGATCAGTTCGTGGGACTCGCGCATCAAATGGGTTGGCTCGCGGCCGATCCTTGCATACACAGTCGGTTCCCGGAACGTGATCGAACTGGAAACTATCGATGGTCAAACCTTCGCGGGATATTACATCGGTCAAATCAACTAAGTGGAGGCGGCATGCGTCCGGGTCTTCTGGCGGCTAACAAGTCGGATCAACAAAACATTAATAGCATCCTGTACGGTCTGGATAATTTTCTAGATCGACACACAGGCGATGTCAACGATGACGGCGACAATCTCATCAACAAATTCATCATCAACAATGAAGGGATTCTCGCCAACAACCTGCACTTCGAAGGTGGACCGCAGGATTACACCCCGACGCAATGCGCCACTACCGAAGGTCAGGCGCTGACGATTCTAGGGTACTACTACGCGTACAAAGGGACGGGCGATCCCAAGTTTCTTGATAAGGCAAAGTACTTCTTTGACGCGTACGTGAAGTATTTCTACGGCGGCGTTCCCGTTCCGAATCCGCCCGATATCTACCGGGCAAACTGGATGCTCAACGGGAAGAATCCGTTTGAGGTGTACGGGCCTGCGAACCCGCAGAACAAGGGTAGTCCCGGCTTCTACGGTCAGCCTGTAACGTTCGTCAACGGCGTGGGGCAGATTCCGCAAGGACAGCCGACGTTTGGCGAACAGACAGTGAAGGTCTACAAGGTCTTTACCGGCCGCTACGCGTATGAATCTGTTCGTGCAGGTCCGGCGCACGGCGGAACGCTGCTCCCCTTCACTTCCTTTGTCGCTACCAACGGAACATGGGACAGCAACTATGATCCGGTCACGCCTACGCCGGGTCAACCAGTCGGAACGATTGTGCTCCAAGACACGACGTTCAACGGTACTGCGAGCGTTAGCTACGTCATCCATTCGGGCGTGATGATTCCCCGCAACGTGAACTTTGACGTGTGGCCGACGTGGCGCGCGCTGACGCCGGATCAGTTCGGTAACGCTATCGATGCTGAACAGTGGTTTTGCGAAGCAGCGTTGCTGCTCTACCGAGAAACGGGCAACGACTACTACAACCAGATTTATCAATGCGCGATCAAGACCTGTCTTGAAGCTTCGGTTGTGGATGACGTGACGTATTACTTCCGCCAAGAGCCGCAGACAATCGACCCAATGGACTACGGTATCTCGTACTGGTGGAGCTACACGCCAACAAACAGCGTCGTCAGCGTATCGCGAAATGAGGCGGGCTACATTCAAGTCACGAAGACGGCCGAGACGACGGCCAGCATGGGAACGGCGGCACTAGAGCAAATCGCGGTGTTCAACCGCATCCAGAGCAACACGGCTATGAATGTCGTTATGTCTCTCAGCAGCCCTGCCGCGCGCGTCGAGTTCTTCACCAACATCGTGCAATCGGTGGACGAAACCAACGGCCAACAGTACCGATACCCGCTGATTCCGAACACGATTCCCGTCCCAACAAAGCTGTCCATCCCGTTCAATCAGATGCTTTCGGTTACCCAAAGCAACGGGCAACCGATCATCCCGTTCGACGGGACCAACTTCACGGCGTACGGAAACGCGTCGGGCGGTTCTCAGTTCACGACCTTCACTCTTGGTGGCGTCAACTATACGGATTACATAGGAATTGCGAGTGTTCCGGACAGCGTTTCGGGTGTTGTCGCCGGGTTCTGGTTGCTCGACTCGAAGCACGCTCCGTTGTCTTCGCTCACGTACAAAACCATGTCCGGGCAGATGTATTTGAGTCTGCGGGACAAGCTTGGCGTGAAGTATTGGTTGGAGTTGCCGCAAGCACTCAACTGGACGACGCTCAATCTCACGTGGGATATGTTCACGCTCGCGCCGAATCAGCCCGTAGGATCGCCTCCCACACCGACGCCGACAGACCAACTAACGCAGGTCATCTTTGAAATCCCGGCAGGCTCGATGAGCGCCAGCATTTCTACGTACACGTGGGGCGAAGTGCCAAAGTATTACGCGCCCAACGGCGAGTGGTCCACGCAGTGGTTCATGCATGTCAGCGATTCGGGCGCGTTCACGTGGCTGGTTGGTGACGTGACCATCCAGAACGAAATGAATAGCGGACTGAAGTACACGCCGGGTGTTGTGCCGTTCTCCAATCAATACTCCCCTACGCTACGCCGTAACGAGTTCTGGCGCGGAACGCCGTACACGGGCTACCAGTACCCGGTAAATTGGCTCAACGCTGGTCTGCCGGACTACTACGACAACGTGATTCAGTTTTGGTACGACGCGCAGATTGCGTATCAGCAACGCATTGGGGTGTTGGGTCCGTTCTGCCCGCTGTATGTTTGGCCGCGATACGACAACCTAGGGGAAGGAGCAATCAATACGTTCGATTGGGGTTCGGACCAACCGTATCCGTGGGCGGGATATGAGGCGCGCGGTATGTGGTCAGCGTGTCACCTGTGGGCCGAGCTGGTGCGCCAAGGCAAGCCCGTCAATCCGAAGCTCGTTACGGTCTGCCAGAACTGGGCCAAGTTCCTACTGGACTTCCAGACGAACAACGGTGGACTGACTCCATCAAAGTTCCCGCGCAACGCTCCGCCGTTCAACGACGGCTACAACCCGGACCCTACTCGAAACGACCCCGATAACGTCGGACACATGACCGGCCTGTTCCTGTCTGCTTGCGTCGAAATGCTGAACGCGGGCGACAAGACAGGAATTCCCGAGCAAGTGATTAAAGGGCTGCTCACGCAATTTAACCTTACCTACGTAATCGGCAAGGGTTCGTATGCCGACATGAGCGGTTCGTTTTCAAGCTGGCCGGGCGGGCACTACTTTTACGGCTTTTGGGGCGGCGAAATCTTCCGGGGATTGGGACTCTTACTTGAATGGTTGAACAAAGGAAATTTCATTCCGTAATACAAACGGAGTAAAACAATGTAGGTAAAAGAATGCCAATAACACCTATTCAAACACCCGATGGCGACAACGTAGAGTTGATCGACTCGTCAGGCTACTGGATTGCGATGACGTACAACATTGCCGAATACAAGGCAATCATGTACCCGAATCAGAACATTCAGGTTATGGCCGCGCCGTGGAAGGCATATCTGTTCTACCAATATCAGAACGACCCCAACATCCGCGCGTTTACCGATGCCTACAACGGGGTCGCTCAGGACTATCTAGACTGGTTCAACTCGATTGAATTTCCGATCTATATCGGGAACACCGTGACTCAAGGGGCCGGTCTGGATTACCTGCTGAACAACCTTTACGGCATCCAACGCCCTGCACTCCCCGCCGCAATGATCGCGGACAAGGGGCCATACAACAGCACGCCGTACAACTCCATCGAGTACAACGCGTACACGAAGCGCGAAGTAACGGAAACGTACGTAGCGACGGACGATATCTACAAGCGCATTGCCACGTGGAACCTCTACAAGGGCGATGGTTACGTGTTTTCCGTGCCGTGGCTCAAGCGGCGAATCCAACGCTTCCTGACCGGGACCAACGGTGCTGACGGTGCCAACGAAACTCAGCTTGGCGCGGGCGTCGATCAAACCAACGCCATATCCGTCACGTTCCCGAGCCGTCGCAACGTCACCGTATCTGTTGATACCACTGACGGTACGGCGTACGCGTGGAAAGTTCTGAAGGCTGCAATTCAAGGCGGCGTCTGTCAGGTTCCGGTCGGAATAGTTTTCACCCTCATCTGATTCTCCCCTTCCCCGCCTAATCGCGCAGTCATTGCGCAACTGAAATCGTATGCCGCAACGGTAGGACGATGCGCGCCTCATTGATGCGCAAAAAGGACTTTAATAATGAGCATCGAAATTTCCTCGAATAATGCGAGCACCACACTGGCGCTTGCTCTGCCTGCGTCGGGCGTGGGTTCCACGCAGGTAACACTAACGAGCGGAACCGGGAAGCTGTTCCCGCAACCGGGTCCGGCATCCTATCCGCCCGGAGAAACCACTTATTTCCGGCTGTCCCTCGTAGACGCGGCGACGCAAACCAAGCACGAAATCGTCTACGTCACTAGCCGTGTTGGCGACGTGCTGACGGTGCTACGCGGACAGGAAGGGACCGCCGTTCAACAGTGGAACGCAGGTGACATTGCGTTCAACGGCAACACGGCCGGAACCGAAGGCGTACAGGTTCAGGTCACGCAGCTTCAATCGGGCTACCTGACGTACGTTGCGGGACAGGGTTCGACGAGCGCGCTGTCCGCAACGCTGCCGATCCAAGGTCTATCCGGACTCAATGCCGGTATCACACTCAACGTGCTGATTCCCTCGACCAACGCGGGCGCATACACGTTCAATCTGAACAACTTCGGGAACCGAGCCGTAGTCGATAGTCTGGGAAATCCGCTCGATGCCGGATATCTCGTCGGCGGAGTGATTTACCAGTTCGTCTACGACGGCACGCGATGGGTAGTCAGTTCCGGAAATGACAAGGCCCGCGCGCTGTACGTTGACGATTCTGCGCCTGCGAGCGCACCCAACGGCCTGATTGTCAACACGGGCCTGAATCTCACTGCGTTGACGCGCGGCTTCATTGTCTATGTGCGCGCCGCGAATACGAACTCAACGGGCGTCACCCTCAAGGTAGACAACCTGGCCCCTGTCCCCGCCGTGGCATCGGACGGTAACGCGATCCAAGCAACCGGTATCAAATCGGGCGGCACGTATCGATTCCTGTTTGACGGACAGCGGTTTGTCACTGACGTTTCGAACAACCAATCGTTTCCGATTGGGACGGTTCTGGACTTCTGGGGCAACCAATCGGATATCGTCACGAAGTATGGTCCGGGCTGGCAGGTTGCAGACGGATCTAACGGCACGCCGGATTTGCGCGACCGGATGACGATCGGCGCGGGTCTGAGCTATCAGAAGGGGGCTGTTGGCGGCGCAACGACGGTAGCGCTCACCGTGGAAAACTTGCCCCCGCACAGCCACCCCGCATCACAAACGCCCCATACCCATCACTTGGCGTGGGACCACGCACACGGCGTCAACGACGGCGGACACGCGCACGGCGTTTCTCAGTCTCCGCACGGTCACGGCGTAAACGATCCGGGGCACCAGCACGCATACCATGTGATTGCTAGAGCTACAACAGATGCGGGGTCAACGGCGCTCACTGGCGGCGGTACTACCACGTCTTGGGACGGGCAGTTTGACGGCATCACGGACGGCTCAGGTACAGGTATTTGGATTCAGCCGCAATACGCGAACGTATCTATCAATGGATCGGGCGCGAACATCAGCATCCAAAACTTCCACACGGAAATCGATACGTGGGGCGCTAACGCCAACGTCACGGTCGGCAACACTGGAAACGGAACTCCGGTGGGTGTCATCAACCCGTATGTTGCTTTGTGGAAGATCATTCGGGTGTCCTGATTTTTAGACCACAAGGGACACGATATGGCATTTCAACTATCAAGAAAATGGCTGGTTGGTGCGGCGAGCGCGGCAGTGGTTGCGGCTGCGCCCTTCGTCACAGGGTGGGAAGGCTGGCGCAACACGGTCTACAAGGATCAGGGCGGCGTTTCTACCGTGTGCGCGGGACATACCGACAGGATCGGCACAGAGAAGATCGCCAAGCGGACCTACACCAACGAGGAATGCGGCCGGATTCTCATCAAGGATTTGAACAAGGACGAGGCGCAGCTACGCGCCTCGATTGGCTACGACGTGCCGCTTACGCAGGGACAGGAAGTCATCTTGATTGACTTCGTGCACAACCTTGGAATCGGCGCGTTGAACGCCGGATCGTTGCGCCCCCTTCTCTTGCGTGGCGACGTGGACAAGGCGTGCTCCAAGATTCTTGAGTACAAGTATGCGCGCGTGGGTCCGGGCGGCTCGTTGCAGGAGGTGAAGGGATTGCGGTTGCGCCGTGAAGCTGAGAACCGCGTGTGCACCGGTCAAACGACCGTGGACCAAGAAGCCGCGCTACGCGGTGTCGTACTGGTTCAATGAAAAAGCCCCTTGGACAAAAATCCAAGGGGCTTTTTCGTTTCAGATTTAGGAACTAGCGGAAAAAGGGGTAGCGGAGGGCGCCACGCTCATCGCGTCAGGCCAGGATGTTCCGCCTGCAGGATTCTTCGTCAGCCCGAAGGTGTTTCTCACAGATCAACATAACTATCTGGCCAAGGAAGAGGTGTTTGGCCCCGTGCTCTGCGTGATTCCCTACGACGAAATCGACGACGGCATCCGCATCGCCAACGCAACGGTGTATGGCCTGGCGGCGGCCGTTTGGGGCGATCCTGACCTCGCACTCGACGCCGCTAAGAAGATTCGTGCAGGACAGGTCGATATTAACGGCGCCCGATTCAACCCCGTAGCGCCCTTCGGCGGCTTCAAACAAAGCGGTGTTGGCCGGGAGGCGGGTCACGTCGGTTTGGATGAGTTCCTCGAGTACAAATCTATCCAAATGAACGAGGGATGACGGAATGTCTCTTATGCAGAAACAAGCTCTAGGGAAACGCTGATCAATGGACCAACTTCCGAAGTTGCAGGCGAGATGGCTTCAAATTTTCTGGATGACGAAGCGAATCGGCGCTCAATTCAGTGAATTTGGCGCGTAAGCGAGCCTCCCCTGCTCGCATTTTTCATACGCATGACGGACTGCTCCCATGGACCGATCGCAACAGATTTCGCGCAATCACCAGATTCGCCAGAGCGAACAGGCTGAACAGTTGCGCGGTGTTCTTGGCCAAGCCCTTGTATCGGGTCTTGCGATGCTGAAACAGATTCTTGACGATATGAAACGGATGCTCAACCCGCGAACGGATCTGCGCCTTGGTTCGCTCGAGCGCGATCACCAGGTCCTTCAGCGCTCCTTCTTGCATCGCCTTGATCTTTCCCCGCCTGGCAGCGACGTGCCACTTCACGGCCTTGCCCGCCATTTCCTCGCGCTTGTCGACGCCAATGTAGCCCGCGTCGGCGAACACCTGCTCTTCATGCCCGTGCAGCAGGGCATGAGCTTGCGATACATCCGACACGTTGGCCGCCGTGCCAACCACACTGTGAATCAGGCCCGAGTCGGCGTCGACGCCAATGTGGGCTTTCATGCCAAAGTGCCATTCGTTGCCCTTCTTCGTTTGATGCATTTCCGGGTCACGGCTCTTCCCGGCATTCTTGGTCGACGGCGGCGCTTCAATGATCGTCGCGTCAACCAGCGTGCCTTCCTTCATCATCAGCCCACGCTCGCACAGCGAGATGCCAATCTCGTCGAACAACTTCCGTGTCAGTTCGTGTTCGATCAGCAGGCGCCGGAACTTCAACAGCGTGGTTGCATCAGGCACGTTCTCGATCGCCAGATCGATGCCGGCGAAGGCTCGCAGCGTGATGCTGTCATACAGCGCGTCTTCCAGTCCTTCGTCCGACAGTCCGTACCACTGTTGCACGAAGTAGATTCGCAGCATCCGCTCAAGGCCAATCGGCGGGCGACCTCGCGTGCCCTTCGGATAGTGCGGTTCGATGGCCGACAGCAAGCGCTGCCACGGAACGACCTTCTCCATCTCTTCCAGGAAGCGTTGGCGCCTCGTCACTCGCTTCTTGCCTGCAATTTCCGCTTCCGCGAAGCCGATCTGCCTCTTCATCGTCGTGGGTCCGTTCCGTGAGCTGTCTTCTAAACGTCCTCGGCTACGTCTGCGATGACCGCCGAGCCGAATAAATCAGCGTTTCCTTAGTTGAAATCTTCGATTGCCTTGATGCGTTGCTTCGTGGTTTCGACAAAGCAACTCGTCTGCTCAATAGTCTGTGCAGTGCCACCAGAAAATTCCTTACCTGCCGCATTGCACTTCGCGTCACGCGCCTTGATCCACAGGCGTTCCTCATTGCGCAGCACCGCTTTGCGAGTGCCGCTCAAGCGGGCCATTGTTGCCTTATATGATTCGTTGAGCTGCTTGTCAGCCTTGTCCCCTTCTGCATTGAGACAATCGAGAATGTCAGCGGTTACGCCGGATTCTTCCGCCGCCGCACAACCCTCTTGTTGCGACACTGGCTGCGTCCCGCCTTGAGTCGAGACTGGTGTTACTTGTGGCGCGGATTGTGCCGACTGTATGTCCATGTTGACGATCTTCATGTCGTCCGTCGACAGTTCCCGCGCAAAACCCAACGCAATCTGATCACCAGTATTCGTTACCAAGCGCAGATTGAAGCTCTTGTGGCCGTCGCGCCACGTACGACGCAGGGTCCAAAGCATCGCCGGAGTATCGGCACCAATAACAGACACGCGCATGTTGAGGTAGTCTTGCTGCGCGTTAAATTCGGCGGGCACCGCCTTGAAGCGCATCAGCGATGAAGTGTCGGCCAAGATCAAATCGCCGTTTGTCGCCGTCCCGATGATGAACAGACCGCTACCGGAGGTCCACACGCCGCTAACCGCTCTGACGAAGTCTGCCTTACTCTCGGCTTTCGCTGATGATGAGAACGCGAGTATTGCAACGAACCATACAGCAACCAGCGACCGCATTGTTTTCATGTTATCCCCGTAGTTTTTATCCGCATTTGTCGGACGCCGGAATTCTACACGACCGACTGAAAACTTTCCCTCGGGCAATTCGGTGTTTGATGATGCTAACCCGATGTGATGCAGTAAAACGAAAGCCCCCGGCCTGTGAAGGTTCGGGGGCTTTTCGTTTGGCGAACGGGTCAGAGGTTGTCAGTGGCGTGCTGGTCCGCTCTATCGATATTCATCGATTTCGACAACGCCTCCAATCGATTCCATGAGCGCGCGGATATCGTCCGGCACATCAGGCACACGCTCCCCGCTCTCGTTGTCCCAATAGCAGCGGATACGAACCCGAGCGCCCGCGCTCTCGATAAGCTCACGCAGGTCCGGGCGCGGCAGAGACAGATGCTTGATGAGGTAGCGCAGATGGGGTTCCAGTTGATCGCTCTCGATAGCGCTCTCACTGCGAACCGCCCACACACCCGTACGACGCGTGATCACCCGCGCCTGTCCTGTCGGATCGTTTACCCGGTCCCCTTTGATCACCGCCGTATCGGGCACGACTCGGAAATAGTCAGTCCAAAATTCGGGAATGACGCGATCACCGGAAATAGAGAATGACGCATGTGCAAGCTGCTGTTTTTTCATGGCCCGTCAGTCTCCGTAGTTGTGCATGTTGTCGATCACGACGCCTTGGAATTCAACGTCCCCGTTGTCGTGCCAGAGAACGTTATCGGCCCCGCCCAAGTCGTTCGCGTCCTTCATTTGGTGAATCATGTTGCCGAAGATTTTACGTTGATACCCTAGCATTTTCGCCGCAAAATTTGGGTTGGTCGTGCTCGCGGCCAACTCCTGAATGTCACCACTCAAAGCGCTATCGGCGTAGTTAAACACACTCGCATCACCTAGCGGCGACCCCGACCCAAACGAGTTTGCCAGTTGAGGCGTACCGCCTGCCAGTGCGCCGCCAGTACCGGCAACGACGCTTTGAAGATAACTCATAAGTTCACCGGCTGATACGTCGCTTGGTACGGCCCAAGACGGTAGCGGCTTGTCCGCAGGAAGCGCTGCCACCCCCGGCACACTGGCGAACCTGCTCGTCTTGGGGAATGGTGGAGTTGACGGCCCACCGCCGCCCCCGCCAGCGCCACCACCCACTACGGGAGTGTCGATCGACACCGATACCCTGCCGTCCTCTATCGCAGCCCTGAGCGCGGCGACAGGATCGCCCGATAGCGACCCGGCAAGCCCCAACTCTCGAAGGTATCCGGTAGCTCCCGCCATTAGTCCGGAATACTTCGGCCAGTGGAGCATTAATTCTGAGACATTCGCGCGCTGTTCCGCAGTTCGAATTGAGCCACTGTCACTAGACAGCGTTGCGCGTTTCCCGGAACCTAAATCGATAGTTACGGCCATAACTCGAATTCTCCATACGAATCCCGGCCACTGTATCGCACTTAATCGAGCATGTGAAGGTTGTTACCATTTTCGCGCGTAGGCAACATCATTCGATACCTGTCCGCCGAGCTTTACCCCTACTCGTGCGCAATAATCGTATGCAGCATTCGATACTTCGTCTGCGTAAGCTTGAAATCGCGGCGTTTGGCTCGCTTCCGTTGCGCCACCCGCCCCGCCTTGTTTCCGGTAGCTCGCGATTTGCGCATTAAGCGCTGCCATTCCGTAATCGCGCGCATACCCAACACAGACGTTAGTAATGTCCATTCCGCGCTGGGCGGCCCCCTGCATGTTGGCGCGCATACTGGCGTCAAGCGTATCCGTCATGAGCGCGGGATTGTTGCGCGGATTGACCCCGGCCTCGATCGCGGACAGATCAGGACCGCCCGTATCTGGCACGCTCACTGTCTGCGCCGGGGCGATGGATTTGCGTGGAGTGTCCCTCGGCCGCTTCGTGCCGGTCTTGTAAAGCCAGTTGGTGCATTTACGCATAACCGACCATTCGGCTGAACGCGGGTCTTTCCATGCCTTGCGCCCCTGATTCGAGTATGCGGCCCGCGTCATCAGTGACAACACGACACGTTGCTCTACCACGTCAATCCGGCCTACGTCCTCAAGGGCGACGGCGAGCGTGATACGGTCGTTTCGCATTTCCGTGATTTGACTTACCGCTTTCGAATACACGTCGCACATGCTCTCGTCCGTTCCGGGCGGGAACCGCATATCTTGGAACATGCCGTAAGCAATCTCGTTATCCGACGGCGCAGCATGTGCGGCACCGATAGCGAACGCCAGAACCGCAACTAGAATCCCCCTCATCACATTTCCCCGTTTGGTTTTGATAGGTCGAAATTCCACCATACCGGAACGGAGTTGTACAGCACAAAAAGGTCTATAAAACCGAGTTATTCGAGAATTAATCTGCCCGAAGGGCACACTGCCCCCGCAGGGGTTACTGCGGTTAAACGGCGAAATCGGAAGATAGGACCAACATAAGAATAGGCCAAAAACTCCGACAAATCGGCTGCAACGCTAATACGGGTAAGGCTTTGAGGCACATTCAGATACCGGCACCGGGTTGCCGGATATCCGGCATTCTGACGACACTTTTTAGTCTTAAAAATTCACACCCGATGAAATGTCAAGGCCATAGATGCAGATTTGTTTCTGTATCCCGTACAAATTCATCGCTAAGATAGCGGCATCTTAACGACACAAACTTGGTACGTTGATGGTTCAAAATGTAGCCCTTCCTAATCCAAATTCGGATGCTCGGGGAAATGTTCAGGGATGGACGCAAGTAGATAAACGCACGTGCGTAGAAATCTCGAAACTCACGATTCAACAACCAAGCGCGATTGCGGTTCTGTTCTTTCTTATGTCACGCACCAATCGAGGCTCTAACGCAGTGCTCATGAGTCACGCTGCGATAGCGCAATGCATGGATATTGCGGAGCGGACGGTGCGTAATGCCATTGACACACTCAAAGAAGCCAAGTTCATACGCATTTCGAAATCGGGCAAATCGAACGTCTATGAGCTAAATAGTCGCACTTCATGGCAGGGCAAACGCGGTGCACGTCATGCCTCTTTCAACGCAGAAGTAACCGTTATTGAGAAGGAACAGGATAGACCTGTTGATGACCTTATCCAAGAGGCGGAAGAATTCCCGCAACTTCCATTTATGGATGACGATGAATCAGGCGCGTTTTCCCGTACCAAATAACAAGGCCCGCTCAATGGCGGGCCTTTTTCGCTACAGTAGTGCAACGTTACTTAATCGCACTTCAATATCCTCCGGGTATCCGTGGTAGTGCTTCTGGATAATCTTGACGCTTGTTCCCGTCAAATTTGCCACAGTGACAGGATCTATTCCTTGCGCTAGTGCCTCAGAGATATAGGTATGTCTCAAGCAATACATAACGGCGTCTGGCAACTCTGCTTTTTCCCGTGCCTCTTGAAATAGCCTGACCCACATAGACCGATACCACCGCTCACCAAACATATTGACCAAGAGCGGCACTTTATCCGGTCGGCCGTCTGCCTCTTTTCGGAAGAATTCACGTGCCTTATCAGACAGTGGTATGAGGCGTTTTCCAGTCTTCCCTGTCAACGCCAGCTTTCCCAAGTTCTTATCAAAATCGCGAACGTCTGCATTAACTAACTCCCCCGGCCGCGCGCCAGTCAAGAGCAAACCGATTGCGAGCTTGTATAAGTCAAACCGCATGGAACACAAGAGCTTCTGTCTTTCTTCTGCTGTTAGAAACCCTTGCCTACGGGTGCCAACCTTCGGGAAAGCCGTTACACCTTTCCAAGCGATATCTGTTGATACAACGTGAAGGATGTTCTTTCCGTAGTTCAAAGCCGCTTTGAAGTTTGTTAACTCACGGTTAACCGTATCCATAGCTCGGTTATACGATTCTTCGTCGTCAGGGTCTTTCCCGTCAAGTTGATCGTTACGCCATTTAAGCACGTCGTCATAGCGCAACTTAGCGATCTGAATATCCCCGATTGCTTTCCCATAGACTAGCCGCTTAAACCTCAACTCCGCATCGGTGGCACTATTCGTTCCTTTGTCCCGGCGCTTCTCGACGTAGGCGCGGCACACGTCAGCAACCGTGAACTTGCGTTTGTCGTGCGCGACTCCCGTTCCTAGCTCGTCCGCCCACTTCTGCACCGCAACCAGAGCGGTGTCGTATTCGTGGTTTTCGCCAAACGACTGGAACTGATACTTTCCGTCCTCCCCTTTCCGCCGTCCGATCCACGTTCCAGACTCGCTATCGAGCTTGCGATAGCCGACATGCAGGCCCGTCCGGATGCGCGCCCAATATGGTTCTCTGGCGGGGGCCAGCTTAGCCCGCGCCGTCTTGCTGTGTATAGGCTTCGATGCCATAGTGGCCCCTCCCGTGCCTCGCGAAATCCGTACGAATTCTATACGAATTTTTGAGGCTGGAATTATTTGTGCCCTGTAAGCAACCCAAATGCTTTTTTCGATAAAAAGTCTGAAAAAACAAGGCCTTGCAAAAATGAAAAACCTGATAGGAATGCTCCTATGAGGTTAATGCTTGCCTGCTCCCGGCAGGCCTCAGACGCCCGATCACGCCAGGTATTTCCACCATGACAGCGACCGTTTCCTTCCGCTGGGCGCGGGTGCGCCCGCTTTGCACGACGCTCGTCGCCTTCTGGTGCTGCACGGTCGCAGCACAACCGCTGCCGGCCGCCGAATCCGCCGCCGCCCAGGCCAGCGCCGCCAGCGCGCCGGCTGCCCCGCCCGCCGCATCCGCGCACACCTGCGAGGCCGACGGCGGCCCGGCCGGCCGGCCGTCGATCGGTCTCGTGCTGTCCGGCGGCGGCGCGCGCGGCTACGCACATCTCGGGGTCCTGAAGGTCCTGGAGGACAACCGCATCCCGATCGACTGCATCGCGGGCACCAGCATGGGCGCCGTGGTGGGCGGCCTGTACGCGAGCGGCATGGCTGCCGGCGAGATGCAGAAGCGGCTGTCGGAGGTCAACCTCGCGGACATCGCGTTCGACGTGACGGACCGCGCGGACCTGCCGCAAACCAGCCGGGAAGACGAACGCCTGTACATCAACGGGCTGACGCTCGGCTTCGGCAAGAACGGCGTGAAGGCGCCCGTCGGTCTCGTCCAGGGCAACCGGCTGCAGGCGCTGCTCGCGAACTGGACAGCCGCCGTGCCGACCAACCAGCCGTTCGACCGCTTGCCGATCCCGTACCGCGCGGTCGCGACCGACCTGCAGACGGGCCAGATGGTGGTGCTCGACCACGGCTCGCTACCGCTCGCGATCCGCGCGAGCATGGCGATGCCGGGCCTGTTCGCGCCCGCCGAGATCAACGGGCGCGCGCTCGTGGACGGCGGGCTCGTCAGCAACCTGCCGGTCGACACCGCGCGGCAGATGGGCGCGAACGTCGTGATCGCGGTGGACATCGGCTCGCAACTGCGCCCGCTCGATGCGCTCGCATCGCCCGCCGACGTGATGCAGCAGATGGTCGGCATCCTGATCCGCCAGAACGTGACCGCGCAGCGCAAGCAGCTCGACGCGCAGGACGTGCTGCTCACGCCGGACCTCGGCTCGCTCGCGTTCACCGACTTCCAGAACGCGAAGCAGGCGATCGCCGCCGGCGCGGCCGCCGCGACCGCGGCGCTGCCGAAACTGCAGCGCTTCGCGCTCACGCCGGAACAGTACGCGGCGTACCGTTCGGCCCACGCGCAGCCGCTGCCGCCGCCGATCCGGATCACGCGCATCGAGATCCAGACGAGCGGCGGCGTGCCGAAGCGGGTCGTCAGCAACGCATTGCACGTGAAGCCCGGCGACATCTACGATCCGCAGGAAGTCAGCCAGGACCTGCTCGGGCTGACGACGGGCGGCAACTTCGAAAGCGTCACGCAGCAGATCGTGAGCCACGGCGACGACAACGTGCTCGAAATCAACGCGCGCGAGAAATACTGGGGGCCGAATTTCCTGCTGTTCGGGCTCGGCATGTCGAGCAGTTCGACCGATGAGGGCGGTTTCCGCCTGCACGTCGGCTACCGGCGGCCGTGGCTCACCGATTCGGGGCTCGAATTCCGCGCGGACACGACGATCGGCAGCGACCTGCAATCCGCGCGCATCGAGTTCCGCCAGCCGCTGTCGATGGCCTACGGCGTCTATCTGTCGCCGTACGCGGAATACCAGCGCCGCTACGCGAACCTGTATGACGACAGCGGCAACGTAAAACTGAACCAGTACCTGATGCAGACGACGCGCGCCGGGCTCGATCTCGGCCTGCCGATCGCGCGGCTCGGCGATTTCCGGATCGGTATCGGTTACGTCACCGGGCATGGCTCGCCGACCTACAACCTGCCGTTCGACGACGGCAGCGGCCAGACGCTGCTGTGGCCAAGCTTCACGTCGCAGGCGCTGATCGCGCGCGCGCGGCTCGTCATCGACCAGCTCGACGATCCGCTGTTCCCGCGCAAGGGCTATTTCACCGAGCTGCGCATCGAGCGCTCGCTGGTGTCGCGCAACGGGGGCTCGGCGCAGGCGTTCGACGACAGCATCAACAACGCGCCCTACACCGAGATCTACGGCAAGGCGATGGTGGCGCAGCAGTTCGGCCGGCACAGCGTCAGCGCGACGATCGAAGGCGGCAAGAGCATCGGCGGCACCAACCTGATCAACGCGTTCAACTTCACGCTCGGCGGCTTCCAGCATCTGTCCGCGTATGCGGCCGACCAGTTGAACGGCAACGAGCTCGCGTACGCGCAGGTGACCTACATGAACCAGCTGATGACGTTCAACGCGTCGCCGGTCAAGGCGCTGTCGGTGGGCGCCAGCGCGGAAGTCGGCAACGTCTGGTCGAGCGGCCAGCAGATCGGCGGCGGCGCCCTCAAGCAGAGCTATACGTTCTTCACGAGCCTGTCGACCGCGTTCGGGCCCGTCTACATCGGCGTGGCGCTCGCGCCCGGCGGCCGTCGCAACTTCTACCTGCAGCTCGGCCGCACGTATTGATGAGCGTATGCGGATGCCGCTTCGGCGGCATCCGCCCATCCGTCGCGCCGCGCGCCCGGATCAGAACGCCGCGGCCATCGCGACCGCCCGGGCTTGCGCCCGCTCGATGCTGTCGCTGGCCCGCGCCCCCCACGTGTGTTCGACGGTCAGGCTTCTGACCTCGCTCACGCCAATGAACCTCAACCAGAATTCGATGTAGTCGGCCTGATGCCGGAACCCGGGATTGTCGGCGCCCGCGCCGGCCTCCTGGCTCTGTCCGCGCACATGGATGACCAGCGCGCGCGGAATCTCCAGCAGCGGCGCGTAGGCGGTGCCGTCGAACGTAAACAGCATGTTCCGCTGGCTGACGAGATCGATCAGTTGCTTGAGCTTGTACGGATAGCCGAAATTCCACATCGGCACGCCGACGACGATCCGGTCCGCCTCCTGAAAGCGCTTCACGAGCGACTGGATGCGCCGCCAGATCGACTGTTCCGCCTCATCCATCGGCGCGTTTGCGACGCCCTTGTACTTGGCGCCGATCGCGTCGCTGCCAAAATCCGGCAAATCTTCTTCCCAGACATTCAGCGTATCGACGTCGATCGTTGCGCCCGTCTTCCGGTACGCATCGACAAAAGCATTGGCGACCGCGATCGAAGCCGACCTGGCGCCGCGAGGAGAAGACACGATATTCAAAAGCCGCATGATGTATGACCCGGACAGGAATGCATGAACAAGGGGGCGGCCATCATGGCGGCCCCGGCTTCACTGCTGCGTCGCGGGCCGCCCGCCTCCGCCTGCACGGACTGGCCCGCCCATATAGTTGCAATTGCAATCGTAATGCAAAGTGCGCTCGCGCTGCAAACGAATCGTCATGCGACGGCGCGGCGGGAAGGCATCGAGACGGGAAAGGTACAGCGGGAAAGGCCGGCGACGCGCCCGAATCCGGCGCGCGCGGCTGTGTGCTGTCGTGCTGTCGTGCGATTGCTGCTGTCGACGGTTGGGGCGCGTGCGGCGTCTCGCTAGACCGGCCAGCTGATCTCGAAGCGCGCGCCGCCGAGCTCGACCGGATCGACGACCGCGATCCGGCCGTTGTGCGCATGCAGTACCTGCCGCGTGATCGACAGGCCGAGGCCATAGCCTCCGGTGCGGCGGTCGAGGCGCACGAATGCGTCGAAGATGCGCTCGCGCTCGCTTTCCGGCACGCCGGGGCCGTCGTCCTCGACGAAGATCCCGATGTTGCCGTGCACGAGCGAGATCCCGACGACGATCCGCGATTTCGCGTACTTGCTCGCGTTGCGCAACAGGTTGCGCATCGCGTACGACATCAGCCGCCGGTCCATCTTCACGCGCAGGTCCGACGCGATCGCGATGTGCGCGTCGATCGCCCGTTCCGGATACAGCAGTTGCGCATCGTTGACCTGATGCTCGAACCACGCGACGGGGGCCGTCATCTCGAGGTTCGACTGCAGCGAGCTGTATTCGAGCCGTGCAAACGTGAGGCTCATGTCGATCAGTTCCTCGAGCTCGGTCACGTCCTGCGCGATGCTCTCGAGCGCCGCCTGGTATTCGGCCGCGGAACCCGGCTCGCGCAGCATTTCGAGCGCGAAACGCACGCGCGCGAGCGGCGTGCGCAGTTCGTGCGAGATACCGTTGGTCAGATCGCGCTGCGCGGCGATCAGCCGTTCCATGCGGATCGCGAGCGCATTCAGCGTCCGTGCTAGCGGGCCGATGATCACGCTGTGCGATTCGCGCGCGCGGGTGTTGAAGCGCCCGCCCGTGAAATCGATCGCGCGCTCGCGCACCATCACGAGATCCGACCACACCGGCCGCATCCACCGGTACGCCGCCAGCGCGGGCGCGGCGAATACGAACACGAGCACGATCCAGATGTCGCCCGGTAACGAGTCGAATGCATGCCACACGACCTGCGGCGACAATTCGACGCACAGCGCGAGCGCCGGCACGAGCGCGGTCAGCAGCACGAGGCCGAGCAGATGCAGGTAAGTGCGCACGTAAAGGCGCGACCAGCTCGGAATGCGGTCGGCGCGCGTGTCGGTCCACGCGCGGCGGAAATGCAGCCAGCGCCATTTGACATAGCGCAGGGTCGGCAGCGGCGGTGCATCGGGGTGCGAACGGGTTCGTCGGATCATCTCGGCTCCCGGCCGGCGGGTGGAAGGCCCGCGCGGAACGTGACGGCGTCGCACGAAGGCCGCGTCATTCCCACGCGTGCTTGCTGAATTGATAACCCTTGCTGCGGATCGTCTTGATCCGCTGCGGGTTGCTTGCGTCGTCGCGCAGCTTGCGGCGCAGCTTCGAGATGCGCCCGTCGATCGTGCGGTCGAGGCCGTCGAATTCGACGCCGCGCAACTGCAGCATCAGGTCGTCGCGGCTGACGACTTCGCCCGCATGGCACACGAGCGCCCACAGCAGGTCGAATTCGGCCGACGTCAGGTCGGGCGTGCTGCCGTCGGGCAGCACGACGGAACGGTCGGTGCGGTCGATCGAGAACTTGCCGAACGCGTAGCGCTCGGGTTGCGGCGCAGCGCTCTCGGCCACGCGCGCCGGCGCGCGGCGCAGCTGGGCCTTGATCCGCGCGAGCAGGATGCGCGGCTCGACCGGCTTGTGCACGTAGTCGTCCGCGCCGAACTCGAGGCCGAGCAGTTCGTCGAACGGCTCGTCGCGGGCCGTCACCATGATGATCACGCCGTCGTACTGCTTGCGCGCCTCGCGGCAGATTTCGAAGCCATCCTTGCCCGGCAGGTTCACGTCGAGAATGACGAGATCGGGGCGAATGGACAGGATCGCCGGCACCGCGGCGTCACCATGCAGCACAGTGTCGACTTCATAGTCGTTCTTGCGCAGGTAGCCAGCGATCAGCGTGGACAGGCGGGTGTCGTCTTCGACGAGCAGGATGCGAAAAGACATGGGCAGCGTTCGAATCATCGGGGAAGCCGCGACGGCGCCGGCCGGTGCCGGACGCCGGCCATCGGCCGAAACGTACCGCATGATACTGCGCCCGCCGATTGCCTGTTTAGAGGTCTTGAAAATAAGGGCGCGATAACGGCTGTGCTTGACGAATCGGCGCCGGGACGGTTCCATACGGGCTCGCCTGAATCCGGGCCATGCCCTGCCCGCCTGACTTGATGAATTACCAATCGATCCCGACTACACTCCTGTTCGACCCTATATCGCCTGGAGACCCGCGCCAGTAGGGCAACCAGTAGATTCCGACTGTCACACAGGGGTGTAACACACGCATGTCAACCCACCTATTCAAACGGGGTACCCGCTACTACTTCCGGCGACGGGTTCCGCAGGATCTCGTTCAACGTCTGGGAAAGAAGGAATACACCGTCGCGCTCAACACGTCCGACCGTTCGGTTGCGGTGACGTTGTGCCACGGCTATGACGCCACCTACGACATCATCTTTCGAGACGAGCGGGAAGCGTTACGCAAGGGTGAGACTAGGGCCGGGTATTGGGATGCCGTCCCGCGCGAGCAACTTGAGAACGAAGAAGCGCGAGATGCAGAGGCGTGGTATCAGGAGTCAGAGGACGACCGCGCAGAGGCTATCGCTCAGTTTGTAGAGTTGCGTCTGATGGCCCGACTTCAAGAAATGGGCCTCCGTCGGGTTGGTCAAGATGTCATCGCACAAGAGGCAACAGCAGCAATAGAGTCCGCCCGCGAGTCATCGTCCCTGGCATTTTCGGGCAGCAGCGAGCATAGCCTCCTCGCCTTGTTCGATATTTGGAAGAAGAAGCGCAACCCGACGCAGAAGCCAATAGACGACATGCGGCGCACCGTTGATCGGTTCATCAAGTTTGTTGGAGATCTACCGGTGCCTTCCATTCGAAAGGCGCACGTAGTCAAGTTTCGCAACGCAATGGAGGATGCTGGCGCAAAGCCGACTGCAATCCCGTCAGCGCTCGCAAGGCTGCACACCCTGTTTAATGTTGCGGACGGTGAGGCGTGGATTACCTCCAATCCCGCCAAGGGCGTAACCGTAGAAACAACAAAGCAAAGTGCCAAGACGCGCCGCCCACCGTTCGACCGAGGCACACTGAATCGGATTTTCGCGAGCCGCATCTACTCAGAAAGCGCACGCCCCGACGCGGGTGCAGGCGAAGCAGCATACTGGCTCCCTCTTCTGGGGCTTCTCACTGGTGCGCGCGTTGAGGAAATTGCACAGCTGGCACCGGCAGATGTGTTCCAGGAGGAGTACCACACCTCAGACGGTGAGCATGCTACGTGCTGGGTCATCATGTTCAAGAACGACGAGGAGGCAGGACAGGGCGTTAAGAATTTCAGCAGCGTCCGCCGTATTCCGGTTCATCCTGAGCTAGTCTCGCGGGGTTTCATAGAGTACGTGCGCAGCAAGGAAGGCTCCGCGCGTATCTTTCCAGAACTTCGGCCTGATCGGTATGGCGTCGAGTCAACGTACTGGGCGCAGTGGTTTATCCGGTACTTGCGCGCAGAGTGCGCGCCGACCAGTCCGAAAATGGTGTTCCATAGCTTCCGGCACACGTTCAAGGATGTCTGTCGCGAGTGCGGTATCGATAAGAGCGTCCGCGACGCCCTACAGGGACACAGTGAAGGCGATTCGGCTGGCAACTATGGCGGCGAGTTCTACCCATTACGCCCGCTAGTAGAGGCGATAGAGAAGTACGAAGTCCATGGTGTTGCGCTTCCGCCGATTATGAAGTAGCCGTAGCAATATAAGCAGGACTCTAGCCCGCGAGCAGTTAGCGCGGGTTTTTCTTTTGTCCATCTATTAAGGAATCCTATGCCACAAATCAACAGGGCCATTGTTGCCCGTGTAGCAGGTGCCGCTGCAGTGGCCGCCGCGCTTTTCACCGCCCAGTTCGAAGGGCACTCCAACAATGTCTACCTTGACCCGGTAGGCATTCCAACCGTATGCGACGGACACGCACGTACAGGACCGGACGGAAAGCCGCTCCGGCTTGGTCAGACGTACTCAGACGACGTGTGTAGCTATTTGCTTGGGAAGGATATCAGCGAGGCTGACAAGGCCGTCCAGAGGCTTATTAAGGTGCCTCTGTCGGAAGGAGAACGGATCGCCTATACGGACTTCACATTCAATGCAGGAGCGGCCAACCTTGCGGCCAGTACGCTGCTCAAGAAGCTCAATTCCGGGGATCGTGTTGAGGCATGCCATGAACTGCCGCGATGGACTTGCGCGACAGTGGCATCGGGGAAAGGGGATGCTACGGGGACTTGTGCGACGCGGGATCGCACAAAGAAGCAACTTCCCGGACTAGTCAAACGCCGGGATGCTGAAATGAAGGTGTGCCTTGGTTATGCACGCGGTGCGCCGGGATAAATTTTTCCGAGGCCGCGCATTAAGGTCACTCGATGGCCCACGATGGTCTCGTGCAACTTGTACAACTCATCCACGGGTTCACCTTGCTCATCTTCGGGGTTTGCCGCGACTTGATACTGGTGTAGCGCTTCGAGGTACGATTCAATCTGGTCCGCTAGCTCGTCATCGGCCAACAAATGCACAAGTGCCTGCACCCCCATGCATTGCTGTACGGCTTTCTCAAGATTTTGTAGTGCCTCACTATGCCGCAGTTGTAGCGCCGGATTTTCGTCCCCCGGCTCGTAACCCGCGCGGTACACCCCAGAGTGTTCCCCAATGGCGCTTTCCACTGCAACCACGCGTGCAGCAACGTCCTTTACTAGCGCCGAGCGGTGGTCCCTGACTACACGAGACTCGTCCGCTTGTTGCCTCAGTGCCTCAATAGCCAAATCCTTTTGCTGCCCCGCCGTGGTCGTTCTCGCCGTGACTACGATGGAAACGAGGGTGATTATTGACGGGATACCGATCTTTACAAGGTCTGCGACCCAAGGGGCAGCGATGAGGGCCGCCAGCAGATCGGTTGCAGAGGTTGCTTCCGCCATTGTCAGCCCAGCTCCGCGCCTATGTCCCGCATCTTGTCGTAGACCCGCTGTATCTCCTCGTCCGTGAGGGCTAGGCGCGCAGCAGCATAGAACAAGCGATCCTCTCCCATCACGCGGGGAGATTCGCCGCCCGTGTACTTACGCCACTGTTGCCCGCCAGCGAGCGCAAACAATTCGGCCATTTCCTCACTGGTCTTATCGAGCGAGTCTTTAAGTTTTCGGAGGTCAGCAGCAGACGGAGGGGAATAGCGCATGGAGAAAGGCCCGCTTACGCGGGCCGGTCGGTTAGTGAGGCAGGATTCTAGCGAGTGCGAGGGCCGTTCCGGCGAAGGCCGTAGCCCAGATCACCGGATACCACCGCGTCTCGCGTTGGAGTTTGGCGGCTTCCGCATTCATCTTGACGGTTTCTGCGTTCAGCTTGGTAGCCTCAGCGGTCAGCTTTGCTGATTCCGTCATCAGTTTGGCAATCTCTGCCTCAACTTTGAGAATGTCCACGGTCTTGTCCAATTCAGTCGTCCTCTAGGGGTTGTCGGGTTACGCGAGTGCGTCGCCCATGTCCATAATATTAGCCCCTTTTGGATCACTCTGCAATCACTTTCCGTCCTTGGGTGCGGACTCCATTTCATCCGCTGGGTACAACTGTAGCATTGCTCGCGCGGCTTCCACGTTCTTCGTATTCAGCCACTCGTCGTAGTCCTGCGGGCGCAAGATCACGACGGAACGCTTTTCGTCATTAGGCTTGTGCATGCGGGACATGAGGGGATGCCCGTCCGCGTTGACCGTTAGCATTGACATACCAATGAGGGACCGGCCGTCCTGGTCCTCATACCGCTTCCAGATGCCTGCTACGCAGTACGCTTGCCAGCCAGCTAGGCCAATCCGCTGCCACACGTTCTTACCCGTCTCGTAACTCGGCTCGTATATCCACTGAGCCGGGATCAAGCACCGCTGCCCTTCCCGCCATGCCTTGCCGTACAGGCGCGATGTGCCGACCGTCTCCGTCCGCGCGTTCATGGTGTCTAGTGGGCGCTTCTTCCTGCCGTTCTCGTCCCGCCGCTCAGGCTGCATGAACTTCGGCCAAAAGCCAAACACCGCCTTAACGACTTCCAAGCCGTCCCCGGCTGCATAGGCGACTGGTGCGGCGTAGTCCGGATGCACGTCCAAGTCCCACGGGTCGCGGCGGTACAGGTCGCCAATACCGATCTTTAGCTCACTGATACCTGGGTCCTCGCCCGGTGCCTTGTAGTTCGTACACATGTCGCTCCCTGTTTCTAGGACTTGACCGAACCATAGTATCGCGGAATATACTGTACATCCATACAGTATTTCGAGGTGAACCGTGGAACCGCTCTGGGAGTACCGCTGGGAGTACGTAGATCCGTACTACGGCGCGATTGAGTGCAAATTCTGGATGACGGAGTGGGAAGAGGAGCGCTGGCACGCGCACGGGAAGGAAGGGACACGGCGTCTAGATGAGACGCGGAGGGATAGGAATTTGCAACCAAAGCCTAGCGAACAAGCACACGCGTATGCGTCAGCTCCGGTAGGAACAGACCCGCTACCGGAATTTGCATCTCCGGATACCGGCACGTTGCGAGGATGGTGGAAGAATCCGGAACAAGTGGACGGTGCGGACGTGCGCCGGATGGTCTTGGAAGTGATCGCACTTCGGAGACTCCTAAACGCAAGCGTCAAGGTAGCCTCCGAATCACGCGAGGTCTAATTACTTCTTGTCAGGCGGGATGCCCCAGCACAGCCCCGCGCGCTCATTCTCCGGAATTGCCTCGGGGCTGTGCTTGCACTTGTTGATGGTGTCCAAGGCGTTCTTGTAGTCGGTCACAAGCGGGTCAACGATGCTATCGACATAGGACGCTTGCGCGGTCGTATCGGGCGTTTGGCAATCGCTCCCCATCTGATCCGGAGTCGGTCGAATGCCGCCGATTGCATGTCCGACGTTATCACCCCCACTTCCCAACGCCATCCACAGCGACACGGCGGATGTTTGAAGGACGTTCCCCTGTGCGTCTACTTTGTCCGGCAAACACGACAGGATCGGACGAGCGAAATACACAACGTTGCCCTTGATGTACTCACGCGCCGCATACACGCGAATGTCCTTGTAGAACTGTGCGGCTGCCGCTTGCTTTTCCGCCGTGTCAACGTAGCCCGTCATGTCGTCGTACTGGAAGTTCACCAGCGTCCACGTCGAAATGTTGACGTTTGCTGCGGCCATCTCCGCAGAGGTCGGCGCGGCTCCGTTGTTCACACTCATAACGAGGTCATGCAGCTTCGAACCGTTGACGATTCCGGGATACACGCCAATGTCTGCGCCGCGCGTCTTGAACGCGTCTTGCAGGCGATTGATTGTGTCTTGCGAGTCCGACGCGACCGGAGCCGATGCCCCCGTATCTGCTGCGGCCATTACCCGCGCCTTGTTTGTAGGCGCGACGAGCGGTGCGCCCGTGTAGGTCAGCTTGATTGCGGGGCCGTTGTTAGCGGGCGCGGGCGCGGTGTTGTCATCGCCGCCACCACACGCGGCCAGAAATGCAGAAAGAACAGCTACAGCAGTGAGTCGTTTAATCATTGTCTTTGTTTGATTTGTGTTTGTTTAGCCCCGACGAGAAGTTTACACGGGCTTTCACAATGAAAGCTAGAACCACGCGTAAATCGACTCTCGTACTACGCTCAGATCAAGCGCGCCGTATCTCGGGAATTCTGGGAGCGTCGCGCGTTGCTCGTCTGTGAGACCTGCGACAACATCCTCTGTCCAGCGCCGTAGCAAGTCAGGGGACATAAGCTCGATGAACTGTTCGCGCGTGCTACGGAACACCTCCCCGCATTGGGCGAAGGGAGCGCCGAACGAGTCGTGAATCATCCAGAAGTTGCGGACACCCTTCCTGTGCAGATCGTTGACGACGTAGGCCATGTGGGAGGCATCAACGCCGTGTACGAAGTTGGGCGATACGCCTGCCCGCTGGTCGTTCTTGCTTAGGTCGTCTGTGTCGACAGAGAACGTGCGCGCGCGGCGCGAATCTGGGCCTCCGATTTGCGTCTCAAGCCGCACCGATTTTCGGGCTACTCGGGCCTGTTCGACTCGCAGACCTGCGGGCGTTCTCCACACCAGCGGGAGGCCCGCCGCCGTCATCACGTCGGACACTGCCTGTAGGTAGGCCATCGCGTTGAGCATCCCCGGTGCAACGTCCGAAAAGCACGCGTTGATTTGCGCAGCCAGCCACATCGACTCAGCATCGGGCGCACCTGTCTTGCTCTGCACTTGCTCCCCGAACGTGTACGTTCCCGCGCTGTACACCTTCGTCATGCTCGGGCCTTTCAAGAGGTCACGATCGATCGACTTCTCAGCCCAGAATTGCAAGCGGGCCATCGTCGCGACATCCGCATGATCCACAAGGCCACAAAGGCGCTTGGACAGTGCCTCGGCCATGCGTCCGTAGTAGTCGTCTCCGCGTTCACTCGGAACGAGATTCACCATTGCGCCCGCAGACGCGTCACGCGTCATCCCAGCGAGCATCTGCACACCACTACAGCTTCCGTCGAGCGCGCCAGCAAGGCGGCTACGGAACGCATCACCCTCCTCCTGATATCCGGCCCACTCGAAGCATGCCGCGAGGAATTGCCACGGCTTGTCCGCCCTGTGCCATCCGGTGTTGACTCGCGGATGCTCGGCATACGACAGAATCGCCTGTGCGTTTTCGTGCGTCCATTGCTCGCGCTCCTCTGGCGTCCGGTGTACCCTCTTCCCGCCTACCGTTGCCTTTTCCTCGCCCGCGAGATTGCACAGGTGGATTGCCAGCCACTTTCCGCCATCACGGCCCAGGGGCGTACCTTCCGCAAACTCCAAACAACCCTTACACAAGTCCGCACCTTGCGGGCTAATGATGCTCGTTGCGGGATACATCCGGCCGCGCCAATCAAGATTCCACGGGAAGTAAAACGCCTCCTCGTCGGCTAGCTCTCGCATCGCGGCCAATGTGAGCGCACTACGGATTGTCTTAGCGCGACGGAGCGATTCTGGTGTGTCGTGCCGCGCCTCGATGTACCGGCCGTTGATGACTGCGCCGCGCATGTCCTCCGCGTTCGTCTTGAACGTCTGCGCAACCTCAAGCACGCGGCGATTCACCCGGAAGCGCGTAGCCTGCAATGCGTTCAACGCAGACACGATCACTTCCGACTCGATCGGGCGGCGCGTGCCGCGAACTGCGGGAATCTGGTCGTGAAGGTAGCCACCGTGCGTTGCAAACGTCGTCCATGGCACAGGCGGGACAAGCATCGGCCGACGCTCCGCGAAGTCCACCGCGAGTCCGTCACCGGCTACCTCGTCCATGAACCGCGCTGTGAGATGGAACGTGTTCGGCTTCCGCGTGCGGCTCATCATCTTGGTTTCGCCGGTTCGCTCCTCCAGCCAACCAGTAGCAGCGCAGAAGTGATCCAGCAGAAGCAATGCGGCGCGCTCGTATCCAAGTTCGCCGTACTCGGGCGCACCGCCCGTCAGATTGCGGAGGCGGCCCGCCAAGACTCCCGCAAGAGTCTGCGCACTCAACGGCCTATCGGGGTCAGCCATCCGGCCCAGCATGCCGCAGATCGCGTCCCACACGGCATCCGCCTGGGCGGCGACATCCACAGCGTTTAACGGGTTGTACTTGCCTCCCTTGTGTTCGATCTTGGAGACTTTCCGCTTGGTCTGCTTGGCTGTTTCCAGCGCGTAACGGAAGGCATTCAGGCCCGCGTATAGCGCTTCACGATTCGTCAGGCTCTCGTCGTCGGTCGTGCGGCGGCTGCTCTGCGCCTCTCTGCACAGTTGCTTGATGATTGCACCGGCTTGCCCTTCATTAGATAGCTGCTCGACATGGCGACGGGCATACGGACGAACCTCGGGAATCTCTGTGAGGGATACTGCTACGGCCTTTTCGCGAAGGCTCTGGTACTCAGCAATCGAGTGCATCAACTCCTTATAGGCGTGACAAAGCCTCCACCCAAACTACAGGAGGAGGCAAAGCGCTACCCTCGGGTTGAACACCCGAAAGAACCGCGAGATTTAATTGACGTCTAGCATTACGGTGCTAGACTGCGGATGTCGATTACAAGTTTTTCTTGTAGTGGACACCGAACTAAAGCGGCCGCTCCTTCACAGCGCCGCCGAGTTCATCAAGGCAAGTGCATCCATGCCAAGAGCAGATAGTTGACAGCGATGGCGAAGTACACGAACGACGGTTGCAGAAGCGGATGCATTTTGCATCTCCCTATGCAGGTTTAAACGGGCCGCTACTCCTGGCAGAGTAGGCGGCCTATCCCTGTAGCGGCTGAACTCGCTACATGGAATCATGCTAAACGCTTTCTTATTTTTTTTCACGAACTCTACGTATGAAGTTCGTCATTCTCGACACCACCGCTCGGCGTCTAGGGAAATTGTGGTACGCATAAAATAACTAAGCCGCGTGGCCCCAGGGCCGCCCCACTGCTGGCCCTAGCCCCAGATTGTGGCCTTCCCGCTCATCTCGGTGCGACCCGGAGGCGCTGCATCTCGATCTTGAGTACTGGCTGCGCGTTACATATTTTTATTTCGCGCCGGGCTTCCTTTCTTGATCTTGATGTTGTCGATGACGTTGTGCGTCACTGCCGCAGCGATGTCGCCACAACTGAATTAAGTGAACTCGTAATAGTCCACCTCCAACTCCCTAACCAACCGATTCACGTCCGCCTGCGGGAGATAATCCCGCGCCTCGACAATCCGCTGTGCTGCGCGTTCCGGGTTGTGCGTCTCAAGAGCGCACGCGGCCAGATCGTAGAACGCCTTGTAGGCCGCTTGGTTGATGCAGGCTTGAATGACGCTCAAGCCGCCTTCGCCTCTGCGTTGTGTTGAAGCTGCGCGAGGAACAGAGCGTTCGTCGCGATGTGCCAGTCGTGCGGGAATCCCGATTCTGCGTCGTTCACCTCGCCGCGAGCCTTCGCGTTCTGGTGTCGCCGGATTGCCGCCGTGTACCGTGTGTATGCGTCGTCGACGCCCTGCCACGAATGCGGCTCGTAGCCCTTTACCTCTACCGCCCAGGTAAGCACCTTGACAACGCCCAAGAGTGCATCAGCGCAACCAAACTCCAGAAGATCGAAGCGGGGCTTCCCGCCGTCGAACTTCATCCCGACAGGGATACCCGTGATGTATGTCCGGCCGCCTGCACCAATCTCGGTTTTAACTTCCATACTTCCTCCGCATCTTTCTCAGCTTCTTCGCGAGGCGCTTCCCGAATCGCTCCGGATCAATCGCCCCGCGTTCCTGCATCACCAAAAGAAAAGCCGCCAAATCGGCGGCCTCGTCTGTCAATCTCCGTCTGCCCCAATCACTCCGGGCGTTCTTCATCGCGGCTTGCGTGAACTCCGCCGCTTCCTCTGCTGCGTGAATAAGTAAGGGCTTCATCGGTGTAGGCATGGAATCCACGCAGCCACTCGCTACGTGCGAGCGTGCCGCGATCAAAAGGAACGTCCGCAACGTCGAATCCCTCCGACGCTGCGATACGCCAGCATTGGTAGAACGTTGGAACTTGCGCAGGCATCAGCTAACCAGCAGATTCGCCTTGTGCTGCTTCGAATTGATCGTGAGACGCCCGCGACTCCACGCGCCGCATGCTTGGCAGTGATAGCGCGGGTACTGCCCGACTTGGGTATAGCGGAGACCCTTCCGCCGAACGTTCGTACTCCCGCACCGGTCACACTTCGGCCCGCTGCCTACTGCGCTGTCGTAGTTGCCGACGTTCGGATGTCCCGTAATCCACGGGCGAAGGACCAGATAAAGCTCCTCCAGTGAAAGCACGTCATCCGTGTTGTACGCCTTCATTTCGTCCCACGCTTCCGGATTGCCCTTGAGACATTCCCGCCAGAGTTCAAAGCCCGGAAACTTCGCGTGCTTCTTTTTCTTGTGTGTCTTGCACAGCTTGTCCGTGAGCCATTCCAGCTTGTTCGACGTGAATCCAAAGTGCTTACGCGCCTCTAGCATTGTGTCCACAACACGGAATGGCGACGGCGGCGGCATGCCCATCAGAATGAAACGTGCGTTGATCTTCTTCACGTCGAATCGAACGCCGTTCTGAGCGACGACGATATCCGCACGGTCCAGCAGTCGCCACAGCTTCCGAACGATGCGGCGGTCGTCCTCTTTGTTACGCTGCCCGCTGGTGTCGTGATAGATCACGCGCGGATCATCCAGCCACTTCGCGCAGAATGACAAGATGCACCATTCGCTGTGAATCTGGTTTAGGCCCACGTTCTGTTTCCAGAGCGACCACACGTAACCCAGGATCGGGGACGTTTCAATGTCCAGGGACAGGATGCGGGGCTTCTTTCTCATTTACCGGCCTCCGCTTTCTTTGCTGCGCGCCGCTTGGCTGCTTTCTTCTTCGCAGCCTCTTTCTTCTCCTCCGGAGTCTTGTGCAGAGGATGGAACACGAACGATGGGAAAAGCTGGTAATGCTCGATGTAGTCGGCACACTTCCGCAGGAAGGTAGGAACCGGAACACCGCCGCCTACACGGCCCGCCCAGTTCTCTACCCGCCCCAGCACTGCATTTACCCAGCGGGGAAGCGCGGCCCGCATCATCCCGGATTTATGGCAGTGGTCGGCTACGATGTCGTCGGTAAGATGCCAACCCGTGATCGGGCATCGGTTGCCCTGTTCTTTCCGCAGTTTCTCGCGGTAGTCTGCCAAGTCACCCTTGGACAATTTTTTGAAGGTCATTCAACTCCTGTGTTACGCGCGCTTCCAGGCGCTCCAAAGCGCGCTCGATGTGGGGGCAGTCGGGGAAGGCTTCCGCGACGTTCGCAATACTCGCTTGGGCGTCTGTACGCAGCCATAGAAGGCCCGCTTGCTCTACTAGGGCATCAGCCCATGCCGCGCCATAATGATCGGCGTAGGCGGTCTGTATGCGGTCGTAAGCGTCATCCATGTTCGTGACGCCGGCGAGGTACTTAATGGCTCGGGCTTCGCCGCACTGCTGGCCGAACAGCAAGGGCAAGCCTGGGATGTTGTCGGCTGTGTCGCCCTGGAGCATTTGCAGGTAGAACCACTTAAGGCCGTACTGCAATCCATCCGTGCCGATCACGTCGAACGCGCCGCGCGGAACCGTCGTTAGCTCCCAGGTCATCCAATTGATGTGCAGGCCCGGAAGCATCCGCATGTCCTTGTCACGTGTGGAAACCGCGATGCCTGACAGGTACGAGCAATGGGCCATGCCGTCATCAGCCTCCCGCGTTACCCAGACTTTCGGGCGGAAGTTCGGCCCCTCGTAATGCTCAAGGACTTCCCGGAGGAATTGCCAGTTACGCGGCTTGCGCTTGTGGCGTTGCCCCTGATACGGCTTAACCGTTGCGATGATGAAGCGATGCGCCTTCGTACATCCGCTTGCGGACAGATGGACAACAACCGATTCCGATCCTGTCCGGAGCCGGGTTGTCTCTATTCGGTCGAACGCGTTTCGCCGCGCCATCCCCGGCTGCGTGTCGTCACCGCCTGCCGCAAAGTAGGCTAGATAGTCGCCGTCAAGGTGGAGGACACGCCCCGGCTCGACGGGCGGGAACATCCCCACCCCAGCTTGAGGACGTTCCGCCGCCGCACGCGCTATCTTTGCACGTAGAGCCTCGTTCAACCGATAGCGGCCAGCGGGTCGGCTGCTGCTTCGTTCTCCGGCGTGTCGCGCTCCGGCGTTTCCGCGTCCGGGAGGTCAGGCTCTTGACCGCCAGCAGCAACCACAGCCGCGAGCGGGTGCGCCTTCCAGTTCTTCGCGGACATGATCTTTTCTTGGATCACGTTCTTCGAGCGCTCTGGGCTAATGACCTCACCAGTCTTTTCGTCCTTGCGCTCCGGATACTTGCCCTCGATGTGAATCGAGTTCCACATTTCCATGTCGGCAACGTCCCAGATGAACGCCTTTACGTCCGTGAGCGCTGCTGCGACTTCGACCAGAACCGGCTTACCCGACAGAGGGTCTTGGACAGTCGTGCCCTTGACGTTGTAGCCATTCGGCCCGCGCAGATTTGCATACGTGCGCTTACCGTCCTTGCTCTTGCGGTGGAAAATCTCCACGATGAACGGCTTACCCAGCAGTTCAGCCATGTGCGTAGCCGTGCCGCCGTGCGCTGCGTTCATCGACGCAAACAACTTGAAGAAATGCGCTTTCTCGCTAAAGCTCAGGGTCTCCTGAGCCGTGATGCGAATCGGGATCAGCGTCCCGTCTGCGGCCTTGATCGGTTCGTGATTCGGGCCGCTCAGTTCGAACACAAGATCGACCTTCTCGCGGTCGCGCTTCTTGCCTTCGAATTCTTCCTCATGCGTGCCAAGCTCGAAATACCCGACCAGACGCGCACGGGCGATACCCGCAGCCGGAGGCGTGTACTCGCCGCCTGCCTGGGCCTCGTTCATGTTCGGGCCGGTTTTCTTCGCTTGTGCAATTTTCGCTTTGAGGTCGTAAGTCAAATGTATAGAGTCCTTTCTAGTTAGTGAATAAAAGACGGCGTGTAACCGCCCATGTACTGCTTGCGCAGTTCGACGCGGAATTGCTCCGCGCGGTCTTCAAAGTCGCCCGTAAAGGCGTTCTCCTCCATCATGTTGTCGCCGTGTACCGTGACGCTCGGAACAGGGACCGGAATAGTCCAGCCGAAATACCACTCGATGAAGTCCGACGCGGCGAGCATGCAGGCATGGAGGAGCGCACTCGATTCGAACAAGACAGACTTGTGCGCGTCCTTATAGAGCGCGTCGTGAACTTGGTTGACGAGAAGCGCGAGGCCGTTGAAGTTCTTGCGAGCGTAGAACGCGCGGATCGCGAGCCACATTGCAGCCTTGGCCCATTCGCCGCCTGCACCTTGAACCTCATAGTTCGCAATCTCAGTCGGGCTGAATGACTGCGGCATCCCGCCTTGCTGGATCAGCCACTTCGGCGCGGGCGACTCGCGGTAGCTGTACACCTTGTTGTCCGGCGTGACGCTGTATCCCTTGCCAAGCTGACACATCAAGCCTTTCACGTCCGGATGCGGCTGGATGTTGTTGGTCGGGCGGCGCGACTTCTTGATGCGCTCGGTCTTGGCTGCGTTGTAGGCGGACAGTTCCGGGTAACGAACCTCCTCCGCACGAATCAACGCCTCAACGTCCTCCAGAAGCATCCCAGTAGATTCCGCGATCTTCTTCGCCCCTGCACCGTAGGCACGCTGGAACGAGAACACCTTCGCTTCGCTGCGCCTCTTCTCCCACTCGGGCAGCGGCGCGATACCGCGTGCCTTATCGCCCTTGCACTTAAGGAGCGCATCCTCGTAGCTGATGCCTTCTTTCTGCGAGACGCGAACGCAGTGCATGTCCAGGCCCGCGCGCAAATCCTCGATAAGCTGTTTGCAGCCCGTGAGGATCGCTTGCACGTACACCTCAAGCGCCGTGAAGTCCGATTGAACGATTTGCCCGTCGTCGCCGTAACGCGAGATGAACACCGTTTTAACTTCGGACTTCCCCTCCTTCGGAACGTTCTGGAGGTTCGGGTTAGACGACGAGAAGCGCGCCGTAACCGTGGACGTGTGATTGATGCCGTGGTGGATGATGCTGTCACCGCCGACGAGGGTAAGCATGCCCTTTTGCTCGCCCGTCTTTTCGTCCGTGGTTACGTAGTACGTACCCAAGTCTTTCCCCAGCTTCGCAACGTTCGCGAGCGTCTTGAGGAATGGGATATCCCGGTTCCCCAGTGCTTCGATAACGTCGCTCGACACGCTGTACAGCCCTGGCGTGCTGCTGGCCCAAATCTCATCCGGCGACGTGTAGCCCTGGAACTTGTAGAAGAAGTCCCGTATAGCGGTCTTGGGGCCGCGCTCGATGTCCGGAACCTTGACCTTTTTGGTCTTGACCTCCCCGACGTTCTTCCCGCTCGCAAAGCGGATCGGTTCTGGCGGATGGTCCAGCTTGTGCCATTCGGAGACTGGCATCATTTCCGGTTCGGACTTACCGTCTACTACGCGCGACTTATGCTTTAGATACAGGCACTCCACGTCCTTCTGGAAATACTGGAGGTTCCCCGCATCGTCCAGCGTCTCTGTGCGCCTCTGGTACTTGACCGTACCGCCAAAGATCAGCGGCGAGAGGTGATAACGGTTGCTCCAGTTGAAGTCAAAGGGGCAGTCATCAGGCAGGTATGCACGCAGTTCCGCAGTGATTGCGGTCAAGCGCTCCTCAAGCTCTGCCGCGAGACGCAGACCAAGCGCCTTGTCCACGTACATCCCATTGCGTTCCATCTCGACGGTACACAACAGGCTCCCCATGTTGAGGAGGATCGACTTAACCTGTCCGCTCTTGCGAGCCTTGGCAAGCTGGCCCAGGAAAATCTTTTCCGTGTTGCCGATGTCGCCTAAACCCGACTCGTCGCCGCAAAGGTATCGAAGGAGCAAATCCTTATCGATGTCCGGCGTATCTACGCCAGCCTCCCACAGCGCTTTAACCTCATCGATCTTGACGTTGCCGCCGTAGAACACGACCATCTCGTCCATAGACAGCATGTGCGAGGTCGGTTCCATGCCGCGTAGCAGGTACTCGGCAAGCTGACAGTCCCAGACGTTCCCGCCGCGTGCGACGAACTCCATCCACGCATCCAAGTTCTGCGGCTCGCGCAATGCGTGCAGCAAGTCGAACTTGATGTTTTGACCGACAAGTAGCGTCGTGTCCTTGAGGAGTTTCGTGAACCAGTCGAACGGGCGCGGGCCTCGTCCAAAGTAATCCGCTGTGACCTCCCCGGCCTTGCGCTTCCAGCCGGAGACCACAACGAAATTTTCAGGGTGAAACGGAGACGCCTTACGCTTCATATAGGCTTTAATCGTGGTCTCCGTGTCCCACACGCAATACGTTATGTCAGCCCTCCTGCGTTAGTTCTTTGTAACGCGCAAGGAATATCGCTCTTGCACCGTCTGGGGTCATCGCGCGGTACAGCGCACCGACTGCCTCGATACCCTCCGTCCACGACCACGCGACAGAATCCGTTACGCGGTAGCGCTCGGTGGGTTCAGGCATGAAGTCACGCCGCTCGGTAACGAGCGCACGTAAGTCAGCTTCCTTGATTGACGGATGCAAGGGAAACGGTAATCCGAAACGCTCCAGAATCGCGCGCTCTACTCGCTTCTCAATCGCCTTGTAGTCCGGGAGGAGTTGCTTAAGTGGGCTAGAAACATCGCCCAAGTACGCCTCCGACGCATCGTGCAGCAGCCCTTGCGAGGCGAACTCTTGAGGAACGAGATAAGACACCAGCACGCTATGTTGTGCGACGCTGTAGAACCGCGTGGTATGCCCCGTGAAGCGACAGATGCGCGACAACGCCGTAGCAATGTCCTCTATTACGATGCTGTCCGGATCGGGCGACAGGAAGTCGAAGTAGCGCCCGCTCGCTGTGAGGATTCGCGGTGGGATCACTTACCGTCCGTGATGAACTTGTAGACTTTCGCCGCGTCCGTTACCGCATGCGATGGGGCGTAGCCCTGGCGCAGTATCTCTGTAACGATCCGCTCGCGCACCTCTTCCTGGGTACGCTCGGCCGCGCGTGCATGTAGCTCCGTGACCCGTACCCGAAGTTGATCGATTTGTACTTGGTACAGCAGGTTGGACATTACACATCCTCCGGATGGCGGAAGCCAATGAAAACGGGATGACGCGGCGCGTCTACCGTACCGTGGTCGAAGTGTTTGAACTTGACAAGCTTTCCGACAAGGCTGTCGCGGTCTCTCCACATCTCGGTACGCTGCTTCGCAGAGAAGCCCGTCCCAATGTTGAATGTGTATCGTCCCGTGATGCGGATTTGAGGGCCGATAGCCTCGATCGACTGGCACACCAGCGCGCCAAGCGTACCCTTACCGACTAGGCCCGCGAGCGCCGTGCTGCGCTCTGTGCGCCCCGTTGCATCGCGCTTTGCCTCATTCGCGTTGTGCATCTCCTCCTCAAAGCCGATCACATATGCTTCCGCATCCGTGAACCGTTTAACCTTGACGAGACCGCCCTCGCGCTCCGTGCTTCGCCCGCACTTGTACTTGCCGTCATGCGCGCGGATCATCATGCCTTCGTAGCCGTCTGAGAGGAAACGCGCTTCGAGTGCGTCCAGGTCGCGGGCACATACGCAAAGGTTCTGCGGCACCGCTCGAATGTCAGCCTCCGGGTAACGTCCGTAGAACTCCGCAATGCGTACCTCTACAACCTCACTACGTGCGTCGTATCCAGCTGCATGCTCGGCCATGCTCACGTCTGGGAACCAGTCGAACACGTGGAATGTGAAGTCCGGTTCGGCAGACTTGGACATGACAGACATGCTGTTCTGCATACAGTTAGCGTCAGTCGGAGACCCCACCGTAAGTTCGCCGTCCAGCCCTTCCAGGAGGCGCGCGTATGCTGCGGCGAACTCCTGCACTACTGGATTCGGGATAGCTTTGAGCGAGCGGCTATACGCCACACCGCCAAAGAACACACAGCGGATACCGTCAATCTTGGGCGAGGCCCATACCGGGAACTTGATAAGTTCCGGCTTCGTCAGGGTCGCAGCCAGATTCGGCTTAAACCCGGTTGGAATCGTCATCGAACTCCGTGAGTTGTTGAATCATTTCCCATACGAGGAACCCAGTTCCTCCCACCATCCAGGGCAGTTGAATCACTAGGCAAATACAGCCGATGAGTTCAGCTAGGCCCAACCGAGCCGTTCTCGGGCGCGCTGGAATCGCGGCGCGAACCATTCAAGGAGCGGTCCTAGCCATCGCGGAAGCTGGTAGAGGTCGCCCCGGTCTACAATCTGTTCACGCACCTTGTAGGGGTTCGGGCTCGTCCCTGGAATAGCTACGCCGAACACTGGGTACATGGTCTCAACGCTGCATCCGAATTTGCCTTCATGCTGTCGGACGATTCGGACCAGCGATCCACGTCGCAACCAATGCACCGGGCCGCCTTTAACCTCGCCGTCCTTTTTCTGCGTGCGGATCAGACCGTGTCTCACTTAATCTCCAGGTCGATCACTTCACCGCCCAGAGCGTTCGCGATGTCGTCACATTGCGCAGCGATAACCTCGGCCTCACGATCAGCGGCCCGGTCGTCTCCGGCGTACTGGATAGTTGCGTAAATCTTCACTTCCCTCATGCACTCTCCACGGGCATAAGCAGGCGGCCACGTTCGCCGTCGAACATGACTTCTGCTTGGGGTGATTGGGGCGCACCTTGGCGGCGCAGTTTGTTTTTCGTCATGCCTATCCAGCGTGACGATGCGTAGAAAGGATCGTTCGACGCGCCGAGCGTGATGATTGCGTCTGCTGCGCCCTGCTTGCCGGTCTTGCTGTCCTTGAGCATGGGAAGCGTCGGGAACTGCAAGCCGTCTCCGTCCGCCGAGATTTGCGACGTGGCAATAATCGGCGTGTCGTACTTCACGGCCATAAGCCGCGCCCACTGATATTGGGCCTCTAGAAGCTGGTCGGTACGTTGCCCGCCATTCAACGCCTGACCGCCGAACTTGATGTTGTCCACCATGTCCATGACGACAAGTCCCGGAGGACAGCGGCGCATGATGTCCTCGACCTCGTAGTTCCAAAAGTCGTGAACGTCCATGATTCGGATGCGATCAGCACTGCCGACAGCTTCCGCGTACTTGTCCTTGAGCGTGCCGTTATTCGACAAGCGGATAAGCCCGCCCATCGTCTCGTTAAGCGCGCTCTGGTACGTGCGCTGGACGATGCGCTTTCCCGGCCCTTCGTTGTTCATCCAGAGGACATAGCGGCCGCTGTTCTCGCCGTAGTACGCGTCGAACTGCTGCGACATGTGGGTAATCTCGGACGAAATGCCCGTTGTCTTGCCCTTGTCCGGCCGCCCCGCAAACACGATGAAGTCCCCGCCGCGAAGCGGGCGCATTACCGTATTGAGGCAGTCAAGCCGCCAGTGCAGCCCCCTATCGTCCTTGTCATCCAGGAGGATCGAATCAATGTCCTCCGACACCCAGGGGACGCGCACCTTGCGATTCGTGTTCTGCTCGAACCTCTCAATCTCGTCCCGGAGCGATACATAGAGATCTACCTCGTCGCCGTTGTTGTATTTCTCGATCAGCGACGTAACGCGATTCGCGGTCTCTGCCGCTACTAAGCGCTCCATGATCCCGGCCTCTAGCGACGGGTCGCAATCCTCGTTGAGAACTCGTCCCAGCAACGCGCGGTAAAGCCCTAGCTGCTCCGCCGTAAGCGTCGGGTGTGCGAACGTCCCAAACCACAGCATGAACGGCTCAAGGTCGATTCGCTCCCGCTCGGGGAACTCCTCGAAGAACTTTCCGTAATCGGCCAAGATGACAACGGACTTTGCTTCCAGTGCTGCTGTCGGTACTGCTTTCGCCAGCCTCTCGTAACGCTCGCGGTACTTGAGAAGCTGGAGGAGTGTTACCTCGATGCTCAAGTCTTGCGCTGCTCCTCGATTGCGCGTTGGGCGTTTGCCAGAAATGACTTAGGGCTATCATGCAAACTGCTCGCCCAGCGCCGCACCAGCGCGCCTAGCTCCGCGTCGTCGGCTAGATTCGCGTCTATCGTTCGCAACTCCTCAATGTGCACTCAATATCCTCCCGCTGTAACAGCTTGGGGTCTCTACTCGAAACTACGTTGCGCGCGGCAATGCCGTATGCCCGTAGCTGCTTGATGATCTTTGCTGCGTTCGTCTGTCCGGCCTTATCTGGATCCAGCCACACCGCGACTGGCTTACCCGAACGGATCAACTCCGCCGCGATCCAGTCAGATATCTTTGTTCCCAACAGACACCATCCCGCTACGCCGCCACGTGTCGCAACCTTGTACGCGGATAGCAAATCCTCCGTAAGCACGATCAGCGGCCCGTCGCCATACCGTGCAACGAGTCGCCGTTTATCAACGTGCGGGTTGAGGTACTTCCGAGGATTCGTCTTATCGAGCGTCCGGGCCTGCCAGTACACGACCTCGCCCAGCTCGTCCCGAACAGACAAAACGACGCGCTGCATACGCGGATTCCAGTAGAAGCCCAGCGCTTCAATTTCCTGGTTCGCGATGCCTGCCCTGTAAAGCCACACGCGCGCCTCTAGCGGCCACGTAGACGGGTTCTTATCTGCCGGAAGGGGTAAGGTAGGACTAGCGGCTACGGCCTCTTCTGCGGCCTGTATTCGACGCAGCCGGGCAAGCCTTTCCGTGAGACTTTCGGCCGGACGTGGAACCCAGCACTTGAATGCACACCTGTGGCAGTAGGCGCCCCAGCCGTCCCGCTTATGGTTGATGTGCAGGCAATCGCCGGGGCCGCAATCGTGCGGGATTTTTCTACTGCCCCCCTCTGGGAGGGATTGGGCGTGCTGCAACCATTCTTTCGATTCCAGCACGCGACTCCTACTTAACGCCGCCGCTTACGCGGCCAGAATGTGGCAACCGCCGCGCCGACGATTGCCAACCCACCGCCGAACAGGATCAACCCGGCGAGCGTCGCGACCCCGATCCAGAGCGGCATCGTAACGAGCCACCACGACCACGTAGCGACAACGCCAATCCCCGCCAGCTTCAACGCGAGGAGAATGAGGAAGATGCAAGGCAGCAACTTCATTCGATACCTGCCAGCGGATCAGCCGGAGCGAGTTCGCCGTTACCTACGACCGCGTCCGCGTTGCATCGAGCTACCGACTCGGCCGGAAACTTTGCTTCAACGGCCACAATGTCGCCCGGACGGATCGTCACGATTTCCTCGTCAGCACCACTGCCCTTGATGACTTTGATTCCTTTTCCCTTGTCCGTGTCGAACACTGCGCGCACTTCGCCCGTGAATTCCCCACGCGTCTCGCCGCGCCCATAGTTGAAGCGGATCTCGTCACCTTGCTTGAGTGAGTTCAGCTTCGCGGCGGCTTTCTCTTGTGCTTCGAGTGCATCGGCTTTCGCCGTGTAGTCTGCGGCCTTCCCGCGATACTCCGCGATTCGCTCCGCAATGGTCTTTGCCATGTAGTCCTTATTAATTAATGGTTAATGACAGGTATTTTTACCCGGTGTCATCACGACACATGCCGACCAAGTACGGCTCAGGTCATACGCACATCCCGTAATCGCCCCGCCCATGAACGCCGCAAAGCACACGACGTAGAAAGCGAGTTTCAATCCTTGCGGACCCAAATCACGCGCTCACCGGAGCAACCCAAGGGAAGCTCCAAACACAAGCCCACATCGCGATCACCTACGCATCCGTCGCATCCGCGCGTCTCCGGCTCCGCCACGTACTTGACGCCGTCGATCACGGCCTCTTTCAAGCAGCCTCCTTGTAGTCGATCACGCGCACTTCCTGCTCGACCTTCACGGTGCGAACAACCTTGACCTCGACAATCTCGTAGACGCTACCTGGCGTGTAGCGTGAGACTGCTTGCTCCGCTGCTTCTTGCGAGTCGAAAGGAATGCCGCGAACTTCACGGAGTGCGGTCCCGTGCTTGCGGATGCGGAACTCGGTTGCAGGTTCGGCCTGCGCTTGTTCAACCTCGACACGCTCGACTTGCTCCGGAAGGAAGCCGCCCGCGCCTCGTTCCGGGTGGATCGCACGGATATGACCGGATGGGAACACCCAATCCACTGGCATCGGCCCGTTCCATGCTCCGCCGAACTCCGCAGGGTTCTTGACGCGCACCGTGTCACCCACCTTGAACGAATGCTCCTGAATCGCGTCCAGGCGGTACGCGAATGCGTAAGTCACAGTACCATCATCCATACGCACGCCGACGGTGCCGCCGTCTTGGTCGCGGATCACCGTACCTTTTTCACCCGCCTTGTACGTGCGGGCGCGATTGGCGACATACTGCTGATTGAACACGACACGTTGACCCGCCGAAAATTTCTTGCTCATTTTGATTCCTTTAAAGTAGTCCTAACCTGTACAGAGAAATTTAGACGCGTTTCCTAGCCAGTTCACGCCCGTTCCATTCCCGTGCAAACGCCCGGATTGCTTCGGCCTCGTCCGCCATCAATGCCCCGCATGTACGACGGAGTAGCCCGCCTGGATGCGCCCCGCTACATTGCCGCGCAGCGATTTCGTGCGATACGAGATGAACGGCTGCGGTTCGCGACAGTTCCGCAGCGCGGCCCAACGGTCCCAACGATGCCCGTCAATCTGGATCGTCTCGGATGCTTCGTGATACGACACCGCAGCGCCTGCTACGTGTGCTTCCTTGAGTACGGCGCGTTGGTTCATGCAGCGGCCGCCTTGCAGGAGATGTTGAAACCCGCACCGCGACCCAGCGTCGAGCCGCGACGAACACCGCCGTTGAACGGCATGCGGTTATCCGGGCCGATGTGGAAGAAAGCGCGCAGTGCGTTGCGGCGATTGCCGACCACGATTTTCTTAGCCTCCGGGTTCTCGTTGAGGAAGCGGCCGACGGTATGCGTGCGTGCGATGTTGAGTTCTTTTTTGTTGTGTTGCATAATAGGAGTCCTGAATTTCTAGATGGAAAAGAAAGCCCACCAACGATCTTGCACATCGTTGGTAGGCTGATACGTGATTTACTTAGTCGCTCTGTCTCGCAAGCCAACGAGACAGCAGCGCCTGTCCTACATACCATTGACGCGTATGTTTCGAGTACCAGGGTTGCAGCCCTAGCGCTCGAGCGCGGACCAAGGCGCGCTCTACTTCAATTACTCGCGAAACCGCATCCCGGAGAGGCTGGGAAGTTGCGTGTTCGGTACGGCGGATCACTGTTACAACATGGCCGCCGATGTTTCTTTGATAGCTCGACCGCTCAGACTTTGTGCGGATTGGCCGGGTCTCACTCACTACGTTCTTCACTGCTTCGCCTCCCAGGAGTAAGAGGACCGGATAGCCCGATCCGCTCACGCCTGAGGTAGCCCTGTGATGGCTGCGGTCTACAGAGCCACATGGCAATACTTCTACCAAGGGATATAGTCACCATCTCACGATCTGGTGAGGACCGGTGCGCGCCACCTAGAGGCACACACTCGCTAGATTGTTAAAGAGCCTACTCCGCCACAAAGACACCATGCTTTGCGCGGTAAATCATTGTTAACTAACACTGTTAACTTGCAGCTGAGTCTGTTAGAATCAGCTCATCGATTCGGCATGCAACTAACGTGTTGATGAGATTATGCCTACCGACATAGGTAGGTGCCAGAACATTTTTCCGATTGAGTTCGCGGAATTGTTAGCTTTTTGCTATAATTCTTACCAATCAATTACTTGCGACACCCTTGCGATGGCAACTTCATCCGATCACCCCGAAGGCCCTACCTCTCCGAGCGATGTACCTACCAAAATAATTAGGTCGCTAAGACGGATTGATGGCTCCCTCAAGGAAATCTACGAGGATGGTCGCGAGCGGGTAACGTCCGGAAGCGTTGCGGTCACATACATTCCTGACCGTCAGCGGTGCATGGTCACGTGGAAGAACAGAGGCGAGCGCATCCTCACGCAAGTGGGCGCAGCTTTCCCGCAATTCACTGTGCTGAACAACGGAGCCGTTGAGTTCTACTTGCCTGAGGGCAAGTCCGAAATCATGCACCCTCCTGGTTCTCCTCTTGCGGAGCGTGGCGCTGAAACCGGCGACGTCCAAACGTCGTTCACCCTGTTCTTATCGAGGCTGCATGCCGCATCGGGTACGGACACTCTGCCGACGCTCTACGCTTGGGGCGAATCTCACGGTTTTAGCCGCCAATCGCTTTACAACATGATCAGTCAGAACCGCGTGCCGGGGCTGGAGACATTGCGCCGCTTTCGCAAGGCGACCGGCAAGCCTCTCGACTGGCTGCTAGGTGAGGATGTACTAAATCCATTTCCTCAAGAGACGGATTCCATCTTTGCGCCTGTGCAGGCTGCCCCCGACCATCTAACGGAAGAGTTTGTCCTCATTCCACGGTACGACGTGAAGGCGTCGGCAGGATCGGGGCACTGGCATGACAACGGCGAACAGGCCCAATTCTGCATGGCGTTCCGTCGGCACTGGGTTGAGAACTACCTGCATACCAAGAAGGAGGATTTGTCGGTCGTCCGCGTTCATGGCGATTCGATGGCTCCGTTGCTACAGGATGGCGACAACATCTTGGTTAACCACTCCGTGAACAGCCCGCAAGATGGTGTGTACGTTATCCGGATTGATGGCCAGGTGCTAGTGAAACAGACACAGGTTCTGACCGGCAAGAAGCTGCGCATCGTCAGCGTCAACGCTACCTACGAGTCCTATACGGTGGACCTGTCCGAGGACAACCAAACTGACTTCGAGATCATAGGTAAAGTTGTGTGGTTCGGGCGGCAGATTTGACAGCTGTGTAAGGTGCTTGTAGTGTTCCCCGCTCCATACTGCGGGGTCTACACATGTCTACCAAAACGCGCGTTATTTGCACTCTGCTAACGTCTGCCTGCCTTATCTTCGTACCTCCTTCATTTGCAGATGAGACAACTTCCACCGGTACACAGGGCCAGCTAGATAACGTTTTAAATCCTCTAGTCGGAACTTATGTCTACAACGATGCACGAACCAATTTATACAAGCCTGGAGTAACCGACTCCGAAATGGCAAATCAGTACAATCGTGTATTGAAGCGAGCGATTGTCCCTAGGCTGATGAAATTAAAAGTTTCCGGATTTCGCTATACAGATTCGCCGTCCGGAGTCGTTGTCAACGTCACAACCCCACAGGGTGACGAATATATGGCATACGGCTCGACTACCTACACACCTCCAAAATTATCAGACGACGAAGCCCTACAATTCTACGTTGGCCTATTACGTCGAATTCCGGCCGGATTAAGCAAGCGTGACATTCAACTAATAAAAGACGGTTCCGTGAAAGTGGGTATGTCGGAGACGGCTCTTTACATGACTCTCGGCTACCCAGACCACACGAACCGAGCGTCATACGGCGACCAAGCAGTCTATGCTGGCGCTTACGTCTACATCAGAAATGGGAAAGTTACCGCATGGCAAGAAAAGCCATAATTTCAATCACTTACCCATCACGATTTCACGATATAAAATACCCCACAGCTTAGGAGAGGACGATCCTCACCCGATGGGTAGGCATGCCCGATGATGCCCCAGGTACGTGCAAGGCGAACCCTGTTCATCCCACGAATACGCACGGTAGTTCTATCCGAGCGAGCGAAGCGAGCGAGGAGATTGAGCTATCCAGAAGATCACAAAGAGTTCTCGCCTTAGAGGCGATGCAGGCGTTAAGCAACGCTCTCGCATTAGGCTTAGAGATAACTACACTTGTCAGAATCCAGAATGCGGAATAGCTGTACGCACTGGAGAAGTAGATCACATCATCTCATTAGAGGATGGTGGAACTAATGATGATGAGAATATGCAGTTGCTCTGCATAGACTGCCATAAGAAGAAAACGGCTACAGATAGACGCTATGTCTTGAAGTCAGGTAGCTCCGCAGATGGATTACCTACGAATAGCTCTCATCATTGGAATAGCTAGATTCACATTGATGATTGAGTGTAGTCCTCGTGATTACTCATGTGAGACTACAAAGAAGTATCAAATATCAAAATAAATCGATTATTTGTAGAAATACAACCATTTTCCTATTGACATATTGCCCTATGCGTGATTAGGCGGGGGTATGGTGATTTTCGAGGTCGATTTTCGCCGACACCGGCGGGTCAGTGTCGAAATATCGCTAACTGCAAAAATTCTCACCGATAACGCCCTAGCTCTCAGGGATCGGCCTGGAATTGCTCTAAACAGCCCATAAGCCTCCGTTGTGCGCGCACGCGTACACGCGTAGCCCAATATAAGGAGACGCCCGATACGCACTCGCTCTGATAGCACTACGACCGCTGTAGCCGCTACCCAGGCCGCAGCATCCGGCCCGATGAAGCCGCCTGACCATATCCACTTACGTGACGACGATTGGCCCTACTGGGATGCAATCGTCCAGGCCCGTGCGGCTACGACGTGGAACAACGCCGACTTAGCCCTAGCGGCAAATCTGGCCCGCACTCAAGCCGATATCTCCCGCCTCAGTCTCGAACTTGAGGACGAAGGGGACATTCTGGAGAACGCTCGCGGCACGCCGGTAGTGAACCCCAAGCACAACCTGCTAGAGACACTTACCCGCCGCGCGGTCGCTCTATCTCGCGCCCTCCACGTCCACGCAGAGGCAACCGTAGGCCGCAGCCAAGACGCTGGCAAGAAGCTTGGTGCAGAACAAGCAGCACGCGGAGCCATTCACAACGCATCTCAAGCAGACGACGGGCTGATCCCCGGTCTGACGCATTGAGGATTCGCGATCCAGTAAGCCCCGGCCCACTCAAGCAGACAATCCCCCAGACTCGCGGCGAGCGCGTAATTGCGTTCTGCGAGCGTTACCTCCGTGTTCCGGAAGGCGCTCTAGTCGGTCAGCCGATCCGCTTCGAGGAGTTCCAACGAGAGTTCATTCTCTCCATCTACGATAACCCGCACGGCACACGCCGCGCCTACCTGAGCATTGCCCGGAAGAACGGCAAGAGCGCGGTTATCGCATGTATCCTCCTCGCGCACCTGATTGGGCCAGAGGCAAAACTCAACAGTCAAATTGTCTCCGGGGCGATGTCCCGCGACCAAGCTGCGCTTGTGTTCAATCTCGCGGCCAAGATGGTCCAGCTATCGACAGAGATTGCGCCGCTCGTCCGGATCAATCCATCCGCAAAGAAGCTTGTGGGCCTGCCGCTCAATGTCGAATACAAGGCATTGTCCGCAGAAGCCAAGACGACACACGGCCTATCGCCGGTTCTCGCGATCCTGGATGAGATCGGCCAGATTCGCGGCCCGCAAGACGACTTTATCGACGCGGTTACAACCTCCCAGGGCGCTCACGCGGAACCGCTCCTAGTCGCGATCAGCACGCAAGCAGCGAACGATGCGGACTTGCTCTCGGTCTGGATCGATGACGCGCTAAAGAGCAACGACCCGCACATCGTATGTCGGCTATACGCAGCGCATCAGGACGCGGAGCTACTGGACCGGGCCGCCTGGAAGGCAGCTAACCCGGCTCTCGGCGTGTTTCGTTCTGAGAAGGACGTAGAGGAACAGGCAAAGCAAGCAGTCCGCATGCCGTCCGTGGAAAACACGTTCCGTAACCTGATTCTCAATCAGCGCGTGTCTACGATCGCTCCATTCATCTCTCGGGACGTGTGGAAGTCATGCGGCGGTCAACCGCTGGAGTTCGAACCCGGCACGCAGGTATTCGGCGGCCTGGACCTTTCGGCCCGCACTGACCTTACCTCGCTCGTTCTTATCGGGCGCATGGAAGGCGTATGGCAAACGCACGCCTATTTCTGGACGCCCGCTGAGGGGATCAAGGACCGAGCCAAGCGTGACCGCTCGCCGTATGACGTATGGGCGCGTGAGGGCTTCATTAGAACGACTCCCGGACGCTCCGTTGACTACGAGTACGTTGCGCGCGACATCGCGGATATCTGTGACGGGTTGAACCTGCATTCCATCGCCTACGACCGCTGGCGTATCGACCTCCTCAAAAAGGAGTTCTCCGACATTGGCGTAGACGCGGACACATCCGCTAAGGAAGGCGGCCGGTTGCCACTCGTCCCACACGGACAAGGGTTCAAGGACTTTTCCCCGGCGCTCGATGCGCTTGAAGTGGAACTCGTCAACGGCCGTATTGCACACGGCTTAACCCCAGTTCTCACGATGTGCGCAGCTAACGCAATCGTCAACAGAGACCCATCCGGAAACCGGAAGCTAGACAAGCAGAAGGCAACCGGCCGTATCGATGGTCTCGTTGCTATGGGTATGGCCTTCGGGGCAACGGTTCTCGCAGCAAGCGATGTTGAGCCTGAGCGCACCTATCAATTCTTCGTTTTGTGAGGTCTGAATAGACAACAAGCTGTTCTCCGCCGTCGTCATCAAGTCAGTAAATGAGGATTCCCGTGTATTTGAAGGAATCGCCTCAACGCCGACAGCGGACAGAGTAAATGACGTGGTAGAGCCTCTTGGCCTCACGTTCCAGAAAGAAACACCTCTTCTCCTCAATCACAAGATCGACCAGCCGGTAGGCACCGTTCAATTCGGCACGCCAACCGCGAAAGGTCTCCCGTTCAAGGCAACGATCGCCAAGGTAGACGAACCGGGCATCGTGAAGGACCGCACCGACGAGGCATGGCATAGCGTCAAGAGCCGCCTTATCAAAGGTGTCTCGATCCGCTTTCGCCCAACCGAATACGCATACAAGGACGACGGGGGCATGCACTACAAGAAGGCGGCTATCTCCGAGCTATCGCTCACCGCCATCCCATGCAATCCCGAAGCGCTCATTACCGCATTCAAGAGCCTCGCAGACATTCCGGACATTGTTCCGACCACGCCAGAAGGTAACTCCCAAGGCAATCAAGCAGACCCGCCGACCGGCGCGGCAAACACCCAAGCAATTGAAACCGCGCAACGGGCCGCGCTCAAGCCCTTCTTTTACCCGACTTATTAAGGATTACATATGACTCTGGCAGAACAAATCAAGGCACTCCAAGAGAAGATGGCAGCAGCAGTCGAGAAGCGCGATACGACGGTCGTTAAGTCGGCTACTGACGGCGTTGCACTTACTGCGGAGCAATTCACGGAAATCGACGGTATCAATGAAACCCTTAAGGCCGACCAGAAGCAACTGGACGCCCTCAAGGAAACGGAGAAGTCGCTCGCCGCACGCGCGGTCGCCGTTCCGAAGCATGAGAACGAAATCAAGGTCACTGCAAAGTCCGCAGTATCGGTCGAAACCAACGCGCCGAAGGGTTCGGCATTTACCCGCACTGCGATGGTGCTGGCGAAGTCGAACGGCAACCTTGCTGTCGCGAAGATGCTCGCGGAAGAACACTACAAGGATGACGCCGTCGTAAATGGCATCGTCAAGGCCGCAGTGTCGGCGGGTTCGACGCAGGTAGCGGAATGGGCGGGCAACCTGATTTATCCGGAAACCTACGCAGGCGACTTCATTGAACTGCTGTATCCGCAAACCATCCTGGGCCGACTGAGTCTCCGCAAAGTCCCGTTCAACGTTCGCATTGCAGGGCAAAACGGCGGTACGACGGTCGGTTGGGTTGGTGAGGCAAAGCCAGCCCCGGTCACGTCGGCAAAGTTCAACGCAATTTTCCTGACGTGGGCCAAGGTCTACGCGATTGCCGCGTTCTCGGACGAACTCATCCGATTCTCGAACCCGGCAGCAGAGGCACTGGTGCAAGCTGATTTGCTCAAGGCAACGGCTCAGGGTCTCGACCTCACGTTTATCAGCAAGCGCGCGGCTGTCGAAAACGTATCTCCGGCGGGCATGCTCTACGGTGTGACCGGCGTCAAGGCAAGCGGTAACGAGGCGCTGCACCTCATCGCAGATATCCAAACGCTTACCGCACCGGCAATCGCGGCAAACCTCGATTTGTCGCGTGCAGTTCTGGTCATGTCCCCGGCCCGCGCACAAGCAATCGGCGCGATGCGCAACGCCCTGGGCGCGAAGTTCTTCCCGGACATCAGCAAGGCAGGCGGCACGCTTGAGAACTACCCGGTACTCACGTCGAACAACTGCCCCGGCGATCAAATCCTGTTCCTGATTCCGGATGAGGTCTATCTCTCGGAAGATGCAGGCCCGCAGATCGACATCACCCGCGAAGCGTCGATCATCATGGACAGCGATCCGGAGAACGCGACGACTGCCCCGGTCTCGATGTTCCAAAACAACATGGTCGCAGTCCGTATCGGTCAATTCATCAACTGGCAGAAGCGCCGCAACCTCGCGGCCAACGTCATCACGGGCGCTGCCTACGGCTCGACTGCCCCGGCCGCCTAACCGCCACGCCCCGCTCTTGCGGGGCTTTCTCAATCACCTTCAAGGAGGGCTATGTCTCAATTCGTCGCGGTGCAAGCCGTGCGGGATGCACCATTGCACCCACCGATCAAGGCAGGCGAAAAGCGAACGTTAGGGAAGGCAGAAGCCGATTTTCTGATTGCAATTGGCTGGGTAAAGATCGCACCCAAGCCCGGCCGCCCCAAGTCCAAGGATGCTGAATGAGGGTACTCGGCTGGGACGTAACTAAGGCGCTCAAGTTCAAGAAGCGTCCCGCCGCGTCTGTGGGTGCATCGGCCATTGGTGCGCCGGGTTCTAATGGGTACATCCGCGAGCCGTTTACGGGCGCATGGCAGAAGAACCAAGCCCTAAGCACGCGCGACGGAATGCTTGCTAGCTCCGCCGTTTTCGCGTGTGTAGATCTCATCTCGTCGGACGTTTCGAAGTTGCGTATCAAGTACGTCAAGTTGACGGACGGGGTATGGCTCGAATCGAGCGCCCCTCGCTTCACGACCGTACTTCGCAAACCGAACCACTACCAAACGCGACAGCAGTTCGTTAAGGCGTGGCTCGCAAGCAAACTCACGCACGGCAATACCTACGTGTTGCTCAATCGGAACAGCATGGGTGGCATCGTCTCAATGGACGTGCTGAATCCCAAGTACGTTGTTCCCCTCGTTGCTCCTGATGGCTCGATCTTCTATCAGGCAACGATGTCCCCGCTTATGGTCACGCCGCTGGAAACGGTCGTGGTTCCGGCCCGCGACATCATCCATGATCGGGGTATTACGTCGTGGCATCCGCTCGTAGGCATGACGCCAATCGCGGCGTGTGCAGGCTCTGCCGTTCTCGCTAGCAGCATCACGAACAACTCCGCAGCGTTCTTCTCCAATGCGGCCCGCCCTTCCGGCGTGCTGTCCGCTCCGGGCGCAATCTCGGAACCGACAGCCCAGCGGCTTAAAAAGCAAATGGACGAGTACAGCGGCATGGGCGCGGGCGGCACGCTCGTTGCTGGTGACGGCCTTGTGTACAACCCGATGACGATGAGTGGTTCAGACGCGCAAACCGTCGAACACCTCCAATGGACTGCACAGGATGTCGCGAGATGCTTTCATGTTCCAGGCCACAAGATCGGCTTGGATACTGGCGCACGCACAGCAGCATCCAACGCGGTCTACGAGAGCATGTACTACTCGGACTGCCTGCAAGCCTACCTTGAGGCTATCGAGCTACTGCTAGACGACGCATTCGGCGTTCCGGATACAGTCGGATTCAAGTTCGACACGTCGGGACTCATGCGAATGGACGAGGCGGCCATGCTGTCCGCTAACGCGCAGTCGGTAGGTGCTGGGATCATGGCCCCGAACGAGGCCCGCGCGCGCCAAGGTCTCGCGCCCAAGGAAGGCGGCGATACGCCGTACATGCAGCAGCAAAACTACGCCCTTTCGGCACTCGCTGGGCGCAAGCCGCCCGACGAGACCGCACCGCCGACCGGCAAGCCCGCCGATTCAGAAGAACAACCGCCAGAGGAGGAAGCTGCTACGGCTGATGAGTGACCTAATCACACTCGCACAAGCAAAAGCGCAACTGCGAATTACGGACACGGATAGCGACGGGGAACTAACGGGCCTCGTCGCAGCGGCAAGCGATATCGTCGTGAGCTACCTCAAAACGGTTGAGGCAGCGGCATTCACGGCCGACACTGTACCGCCGCGTATCCGCACTGCTGTTCTCTTGGTCCTCGCATCTCTCTACGAGGACCGCGAAGGGGCTAACGACCCGATTGGTCCCGCAGTCCAATCACTCCTCATGCGCGACCGCGACCCGGCTCTAGCGTGAGAAACATCCCCACCCGTCCGACGAGGCGCATCGTAACCGGCGTTCGCGCCGGGACGCTCCGTAACAAGGTGTCCCTACAGCGTCGCATGTCCGGCCGCGACCCGGATACAGGGCAAGAGATTGACGCCTGGACGGAATACGCGTCGGTCTGGGGCGCTGTCCTACAGATAAACGGAAAGGAACGGATCACAGGCGGCACGTCGGTAGACATCGGCTCCGCCAGTATCCGTATCCGCTATCGAGACGACGTGACCAACGGCGACCGGGCAGTAGCCCAGGGCGTCATCTTCAATATCGCGTCCGTCCTTCCTAACGTCGCATCCCGCGAGTACACGGACCTCGTTTGCACGGAGAACGCGAACGATGGTTGAGTCGATCGTCTACAAAGCGCTCGCCTCACTAGCCTCCGGCCAAGTCTATCCCGACGTAGCCCCTGCAAGAACCTCCGCCCCGTGGATCACATATCAAGTGGTCGGCGGGCAGGATTTTACGGGCCTAGACAACGCGCTACCCGACATCGAGAACGCACGCGTTCAGATCAGCGTGTGGGCCAAGACACGAAAAGAGGCGGCACAGCTAATGCGGCTGGTAAAGCAAGCATTGGTAAATCCGCAAGTCAAAGCCGTCCCCATCGGCGGGCCTATCAGCAACTTCGAATCCGACACGCTCCTTTACGGATCGTCTCTGGACTTCTCCATCACCTACACCACTGAGGTTTAATGGCAGAAAACACCGTATCTACGGCGGTCAACGCCCAAGGTACTAAGCAGGAATACAACACCGCTACGACCGGCGCACCCACCTGGGTAAAGGTCAAGAACCTCACGGACATTTCCGGCTTCAACGGTGCGGCAAACGTCATCGACGTTACCGACCTGGACAGCAAGGCCAAAGAGAAACGGCTCGGACTCCAGGACTGGGGACAAGTCGCACTCACGATCAATACGAACCTGAAAGAGCCTTCGCACTCGGCCCTACTGGCCGCGAAGAAGGCGGGCGCGACTATGCAGTTTCGGACGACGCTCTCCGATGGCTCGACGCTGGAATACAGCGCACTGGTGAAGGACTTCCCCATTTCGGCCAAGGTCGATCAGGTAGTGACCGGCACGGTCAACCTCGAAATTACCGGTGACATCACCGTAACTGTTGCCAGCTAATCGAATCGATGAACTGGTGCGGCTCGCGATGGAGGAAGTCCAAGCGAACGCCGTGCCGGTAATCAACCGCCTTATCCGTGAGGCGCAGTCTGCGCCCGCCCCTACTTTCTGCAACTTTGAGGAAGGCTGCGAAAGCTGCCAATAACGTATGAACAAAGAACAAATCTTCGCAGCTATCACCCCGGCCACCCATCAGGAGCCGATTAAAGCCCTCGGCGGCGCAAAACTCCGCTTCAAGGAACTGTCAGGCGACGCACGCGAATCGCTGACCAGGAACATGGGCGACGACTTTAGCAATGCACGTTTTGAGGCGCTAGTCGTGGTCTCGACAGTAGTTGACGACCGAGATAATCCGATGTTCACCCTCGATGACGTTGCGGCCCTCCGGAAATCCCGCGCAACGGCAATTTCCGAAATGGCCGCTGTATCCATGCGAATCAACAACATCGGTGCGGCAGCAGAGGCAGACGCCGCAAAAAACTGAGGGCCAGCCCGGAACGCTTGATGTGGTTCCGGCTGGCTAAAGAACTCGGAATGTCGGTGAGGCGCGCGCAGGCCGAAGTATCCAGCGCGGAGTTTGGCGAATGGGTCGCGTACTTCTCCATTGAACCGTTCGGAGACCGCATCGCAGACCTTCGCGCGGGAACCATTGCGAGCGTTATCGCCAACGTTAACAGAACACCTAACACGCCCCCGCTCTTGCCTAGTCAATTCATGCCGTGGATCAGCACGCCCAAAGCGGCGGAGCCGGCTCGCAGCGCAGAGGACATCGCGGCATCCGTTTTCGGGGTCAACCTTGCGGAGCTAAAGAAGAATGGCACGCGGAAAATCGTACTCCGTAGACAACCCGGACGCGCTGGCTAACGAAATCGCCGCGCTCGATGCGACCGTTTCGGAATCGGTGCTGCGCCAAGCCGCAGCGGCAGGCGTCACGGAAATCAAGAACGAAATCGCGGTTCGCGTTCCGCGCGAGTCAGGCGACTTAGCGTCCGGTCTGACAGTTACCTACGACCGCGAGAACAGCACAGCGGGTCTGAACGCTACCTACCTCGCGCTGTTCGTAGGTGACACGAAATCACGCTGGAAAACCGGCGGCAAGTTGGCCCGTAAAACCCTCGCGGCAATGTTGGAGGGTGGTAACTCGCGCATGCCTGCACATCCGTTCGTCCGGCCCGCCTTCGAAGCCGTTAAGCAGCGCGCCGTAGATCGGTCGCGCGACACAATCCTCTCGGCACTGAACAAGAAAGGAGGTCCGTGAGCGGTAGCAACAATAACGTAACCGTACGCTATTCGGTTGATGCTTCCGGCGCACAGGCAGGTATCGGCCAACTCCGTGCGGCAAACACGCAGTTAAATGCGTCACTGGAAGAAGTACGGCGCAAACAAGAAGCGGTACAACGCGTGATGCAGGAAGCCGCTACCAACGGCTACAACCTCACCGCGCGCGAAGCAAAGAAACTTGTAGACCAGTACGACCGCCTCCAGGCCACGGCGGGTAAGACGCGCCTGGAAATGCTCAATCAGCAAGCCGCAGCGCGGGGCGTTACGCAAGCGTTCTCCGCCCAGGCAGCAGCGATCCAACAAGCCGCGCACGCGGCGCACTCGTTCAGTATCAACAACTCCGCCGCACGCCGCGAAATGCTCGTTCTCGCGCACGAAGCGTCACAAGGTCAGTGGAAGCGGTTCGCCGGGTCCATGTTGGTGATGGCGGAAGCATCCGATGCACTGAGCCTGATTATGTCCCCGCTCGGCATGGGCCTAACGGCAGCAGCGGGCGCAGCATTCCTGTTCGCCAAACAGGTCTACGCAGGCTACGAATCGGCGCAGCAGTTCAACAAGGCAATCACGGCAACCGGCGGATACCTTGGCATGACGACGGAGCAAATGGTCCTCATGTCGAATCGTCTCCGCGACGCACATTCGTCCCTAAGTGACGTGCGCGAAGCAATGGCCGCTGTTGCATCTACTGGCGCAGTGACAGGCGATAGCCTCGCGCTCGCGACTAAAGCGGCGCTTGCGATGTCGTCGGATATCGGTATCGGATTCGACAAGGCCGCAGAGTCGATCGCCAAGATTCAAGACGACGTACTTAAGTGGGTCTCGGAGTATCAAAAGGCGCACCACACGTTCAACGCCGCGCAGATTGAAGAGATTGAGAACTACGTCAAAGCCGGAGACAAGGCAAGCGCGTACAAGGCAATTCTCCGCGACCTCGCCGGAGCGCATGACGCGTTTGCGAACAATGCGACGCAGAACATAGGCTTTGTACAACGCTGGTGGAATTCGCTAATCGCCACGGTCAAGAATTACTCCGCCGCCGTGATGAACGTCGGCACGCCAGCAGGCACTATCGAAAAGCTACGCGCGCAAACGGAAGTAGTCGCAGACCTTCAAAAGTCGATTCAGGATCAAGCGACAACGCACGGCAATAAGGCTGCCGTGTCTGCCTCGGTGCTGGACGCGAACAAGCGACAGCTCGCGGTAGAACTCGCAAAGCTCAATGCGCTCCGTGGTCAGTTAGACGCGGAAGAAAAGATGAGGCAATCGCGCGAAGGCGCAGCAAAAGGCGGAGACGCTGCAGTACGGGTCGGTGAATACCTTCGCTCGGACAAGTACGCGACGGCAAAGCAAAAGCACAGCCTGGAGCTACAGCAGGAAAACGAGGCATTCGCGAACGCCACGCGCGACCTGGACAGGAACTCCGCGAAGTACGAGGAAGCGCTCAAGCGACATCAGGACAACGTCGCCCAGATCAACGAGTCATACGCGAACAAGAACAAAAAGCACGCCAGCGAAGGCGGACTCAATGCCGAACTTGCGCGCCTCGCTGGTATGAACCGGCTGATTGAGGCGGAGGCGAAGCGCTCGGAGGCATCCCTCAAAGCGCAGCGCGACGCGGGCCTGATGGACTCAGAGACGTACTTCCAACGCCTGCACGACATCCAGGCGAAAGCACTCGATCAGCAGATCGCAAACGCCAAGCAGCGCGCGGACATCGCATCCGCAAAGAAAGAGAAATCCACTTACGAGACAGCGAACGCCGAATACCTCCGACTCGCGGAGGAGCGGAAGAAGATCGACGCCGACTTGACGGATGCACTGGCGAAGTATCAGGCCCAGCGTGCCGCGAATGTCGCCAAGTTCTCGATGCAGGAGGCTACGGTACTTGGTGCGCAACTCAACCAGTACGCGGACGCGTTCAACACGCGGAACATGCTGGCTGACGAGAAGGCAACGTATGACGCCCGCGCGTCTCTTCGCGACCAGTTCGAACGCAAGATTGCATCGCTCAACGAGCAGTACAGCAGCCCGAATGCTGACCAGAAAGAGTACCAAGAAAAGCTACGCATCGCAGGCGACAGCTACCGGAAGCAAACGGAGGCGTTCGAGGAGAACCTACAGCGTCAGAACGCAATCCGAGAATCGTTTGGAGAGCAGTTCAAGAAAGGATACGCCGACCTCGTAGGCACATCTCAGACGACGGCGGAAGCAATCGTAAGCGGATTCCGTAGCGGCTTCGACTCCGTTAGCAACGCGCTCGATACGTTCATCGCGACGGGTAAAGCCAGCTTTAGCTCGTTCGCTACGTCTGTTCTCGCTGACCTCGCAAAGATCGCCTTGCGACAAGCTGAAATTGGCGTGTTCAAGGGTATGGCTAACGCCTTCTCGTTCTTTAGCGAGGGTGGCCCAGTGCTACATCGCGCGGGCGGTGGCCCCATCGCTGGCCCAGGCACGACAACCAGTGACAGCATCCCCGCAATGCTCTCGAACGGCGAATTCGTCATCAATGCAGCGTCTACGAAGAAGTACCGCAGCCTGCTTGAAGCGATCAACTCGGGCCACATGGCGCACTTTGCGACGGGCGGTATCGCCGCAACCCTAGCCCCCTCTCCCGCTGCTTCTGGCGGTTCCTCTCCGGTTTCAGTCCAGGTGAACAACCACGGCGGCGGGGGCTTGTCCGAGCAGGACGCGAAAGACTTACAGCAGTACGTGCAGTCTTGGATTGATATTCGAATGGAGCAACGCATGCGCGAACAAGGAGGCTTCGCCTATCAAATGAAGTACGGGCAAATCTGACGTTGGCTTACCCGGTATTCACATGGCCCCCACTGCTAGACGTAACAGGCACAACGAAATTCGACGTGCTTGTCGCCCAGTTCGGGGACGGCTACAGCCAGCGCGCGCCAAACGGTATCAACAACGCGGCCGACACTTGGCCTGTCACGTTCCGGAAGGACGCAGCAACCATAGACGCAATCTACACGTTCCTCAAGGCTACTCGCGGAGCATCGCGCTTCGAATGGACGCCGCCGCGCCGTGCAAAGGGCGTGTTCATCTGCGATCCACAAGGAATCTCACGGCATCCAGAAGGCGGTAACGTTTGGACACTAACCGCAACATTTCAGGAGGTATTTTGACGCTTGCCTAGTCTACAAAAAATCAACCTTGGCACACCCCCAAGCGGAGTTGACGGAGATACGGTCCGTGCTGCGCTCGCCAAGGTAAACGCAAACACCGATGTCTTATCCGCTTGCGTCGCGCTCGGATACTCCATCCTCGGCGACAACACAACCATTGCGCCCAATCAGGTTGGCACGCGGTTCGGTCTCAACATTGGCGTAACCGGAAAGAAGATTACGCTCCCGCTCGCCGGCGCAGTTTCCATCAATGCGTGCGTTCACTTGTTCAACATCGGTGTTGCAGTGGCTGTTGGGCTGCAAGGAAATGACGGTACACAGGTCACGATCCTCAATCAAGGAGATTGGGTCGAGTACGTGTCAGACGGTACGGGCTACTGGCACGTCGCTGCGCGCGGGAAGATGCTTCCCGACGAAGTTGTAAGCGGTTCTCTCGTGGTGACCAAGGGACTCACGGTCGGCGGGAACGCGGCTGTTGGAGGGACGCTGTCTGTTCCAGGAGGGATTGCCGGGAATCTATCTGTGACCGGAAAAATTGCAGGCGCAACCAATGCAAACATTCTGCTTAACGGGACGGGGGAGCTTGGGAACGTCGGGTGGCTATCGAATGACCTCGGCGCGGTTAGGGGCGGCTACGCGGAAGGAAATTACTTCACGAATTCCAATGCAATCACATCCGGCAATTATGTAATCGACGGCTCGGAGTTTATCCCGTGTGCGCCCGGAATAAATCTTGTACTGTCGGCCGAGCTGTACGCACAGGGGATGTCTAAAGGGCAAGCCCGTGTGAAGGTTGAGGCGTTTGACGCTTCAAAGGTGGGGATGTCCGAGATGGGGTCGATTGCTGTGGATGCGGGTACGATCGGGTGGCGGTACCGTAGCGCGGTGATTACCACACCGGCAAACACGGCGTTTTTACGAGTCTCGAAAATCGCTGACTTTTCACCCCGTGCAGTCCCAGGCGGTTGCTCGATTCGGTGTATCAAAGTTGAGGCTGGTAGCGTGCCGTCGCTGTACTCGCAAGAGGCGAGCATTGTCTATCTTGGTGGTGCGTTGCCCGGAAAGTTGGACGTCGTCGGTCGCAAAGACGGTGTGGCGCCATCCGCCGGAAATGTCGGAGAGATCATTACAACGTCGAATGCGACCATTTCCATGCCGGGAAATAGGACGCCGGTTGGCACGACCATATTGAATCTTGGGCCGGGCGAATGGGATGTGCAGGGCAGTCTGATATTCAACTACAACGCATCGGGCGTGGTGTTGACGATGGCGTTCGTAGGGGTAGCCAGCACGTCAGGATCACTCATCGCAGGGCAGTTTGCAGGAATCGACGGCCTTAGCGCGCAGGGCTGGGTTACGTTCGTTACCCCGATGGTGAGGTTTCGTTTTAATAGCGCCACTACCATCTGGTTGAACGCGCAAGCTGCCGCGAACGCTAACGTTCCCGGTTTCGGACAATTGACGGCCCGTCGAGTTGCTGCATGACGATAGCCGCTGCTGTACAAAGCAACGCTCCGGGCGGCCGCGTTGAACTCTACGAGGTAGACCTAACAGCGCTCGGCGGCGACATGCTGAGGTTTCACGCGCACCTACAATCCGGGCCGATCAAGTGGGGCGGTCATGAATACACCCCTTGGCCTATCACCGCATCCGGATTCGCCCGCACCGGCTCGCAGAGCCAGCCCTCGCCCAGTCTCACCGTATCCAACGTTGACGGGTCAATTTCCGCGCTCTGCATCGCGTTTGCCGATATGGTCGGCGCTGTCGTGCGGAGACTCTGGACCCTTGAGCAATACCTCGACGGTGGGGCATCTGCGAACGCCTCTGAATACACGGCTGTAGAGGTGTGGCGCATTGAGCAGCGCACGGAGGAAACGCCTGTAAGTGTCTCGTTCCGAATGTCGTCGGCTCTCGACTTCTCGGGCGTGCAGCTACCGGGGCGGCAAGTTACCGCGACTCTTTGCACGTTCACCTACAGAGACCCCGTCTCTGGATGTAGTTGGGCCGGAATCAAGTTCTATGACAGGAACAACAAGCCTGTAGACGACCCCGCACTAGACGTTTGCGGAAAGCACCTATCTAGCTGCAAATGCCGATTCGGGCAGAACGCCGTATTGCCTTGGGGCGGCTATCCATCAGCAGGAAGAAACGGAGGACTATGATCGAATCAGGACTGCGTGAGGACATCGCTCGACATGCCCTTACGCAGTATCCGGACGAGTGCTGCGGCCTCATCGTTTCCGGACAATACATCCCATGCCGCAACACCTCTCCCACACCTCGCGACGCCTTCGCAATTGCTCCCGACGAGTACGCTGCAGCGGAAGATATCGGCCCGATTCAGGCAATCGTTCATTCCCATCCCGGCGCAAGCGCACAACCCAGCCAAGCAGACCTGAGCGCCTGTGAAGATGGCGGGGTTCCTCAATGGATCATTGTGAGCCTTGGCGCACAAGCGGACGGGAGCATCGCAGTAGATGATTGGTGCGAGTTCTCGCCAAGCGGCTACGAGGCTCCATTGGTCGGCTGCGAGTTCTCGCATGGAACGAATGACTGCTACGGCCTAGTTCGCAGGTACTACAAGCAAGTACGCGGCGTGACCCTCTCGGACTTCCCTCGCTCCGGCGAATGGTGGAAGGACGGCGTATCCGACCTCTACACGCAACACTACGCGGAGGCCGGATTCCGATCCATCGGCCGCACCGCTGATTTTCAAGTAGGCGACGTGCTGCTGATGAAAATCCGCAGCCCAAACGACGTTCCGAATCATGCAGCCATCTACACGGGGGACGACGAAATTCTCCATCACTTGTGGGGTGAGGCATCGCGACACGACAGCCTCCCCCGCTATCTCCCGTTCCTGACCAACGTACTCCGCTACAAGGACTGACTTATTGGATAAGCCCCGGATTGTTCGCCTGTACGGGCGACTAGGGGCGATGTTCGGCCGTGAGCATCGCTTTGTTATTCGCAGCACGCGAGACGCATTGAAAGCGCTGTGCGCAATGGTTCCGGGGTTTGAGCGGGAACTCATGACAAGCCGGGATCGCGGCATTGAATACGCCGTGTTCGTCGGGCCTCGAAACATTGGTGAGGACGACATTCCCGCACCCGTTGGCGACGACGCAGTACGTATCGCGCCAATCATTCGCGGTAGCAAACGTGGTGGTCTCTTCCAGACGATTGCAGGCGTCGCGCTTGCCGCAGTTGGGGCCGTTACGTCGTTCTTCGGAAACCCGTTCGGGACGCAAATGATGTTGCTCGGTGCATCTATGGCACTCGGTGGCGTTGCTCAAATGCTCTCGCCACACGCTACAGCCTCGAACGGCAGCAGCAATCGAAAGCAATCGTACTACTTCAACGGTGCGGAGAACGTGACCGAGCAAGGCGGGCCGGTTGGCCTGCCTTATGGGCGCTTACGCATCGGCACCACGGTTATTAGCCAAGGGATCACAGCAACCGATAAATGACCTTGATTCACGGCAGTAAAGGAGGTGGCGGCGGTTCCTCACCCGTAGAAGCCGACGACACCCTAAGTAGTACCGCATACGCGCAGATTCTCGACCTCTTAGGCGAAGGCCCAATTGCAGGGTTTCCCGACAGCCGCCCGCCAGCCCAATGTGTCTACTTCGATGACACCCCGCTACAGAACGCGGACGGCTCGTACAACTTCAACGTCAAGCAACTCGATTACCGACTGGGGTATGTAGACCAGCCGCATATCGCGGGTTTCGAGAGTTCAGTAGCAGAGACGCAAGTAGGCGTCGCCCTCACGGCGCAGCAGCCCTGGTCGCATACGTTCACGAACGTTGACCTTAACGCAGCGCGGATCACCCTCAGCGTTAGTAGCCTGTCAAAGACCGACACGAACACCGGGAACATTTCCGGGTATCGGGTTGCGTATCAGATTCAAATTTCCAAGGACGGCGGTTCGTTCTCGACGGTAATCGATACCGCGTTCGACGGGAAAGCTAGCTCGACATACACACGTTCGCATCGTGTCGAACTGTCGGGCGCGAAATCACAGTACACGGTTCGCGTCGTTCGTCTAACTCCGGACAGCACGACGCAGTACGTCCAGGACAGAACGAGCGTTGTTAGCTACGCGGAAGTCATCGATGCAAAGCTGTCGTACCCGTATAGCGCTTTGGTCGCCCTCCAGATCGATGCGGAGCAGTTCTCCAGCATGCCGACGCGGGCCTATGACGTGCTGGGCCTCCTGGTTAAGTACCCGTCGAACTACAACCCAAAGACACGCGTTTATACGGGAACATGGGATGGAACGTTCTCGTTCGGCTGGACCGACAACCCGGCGTGGATTTTCTATGACCTAGTGCTAAACAAGCGCTACGGGCTGGGGCGCTACGTCGATGCAACCATGCTCGACCGCTACGCGCTGTACCAAATCGGCCGGTACTGCGATGTCCTAGTGTCGGACGGGAAAGGCGGCCAAGAGCCGCGCTTTACCTGCAATTGCTACATCGCATCTCGCGCGGACGCTATCAAAGTCATTCAAGACCTTGCGAGCGTCTTCCGGGGAATTGCGTATTGGTCGGCAGGCAGCGTCATCGCCTCTGCGGACATGCCGTCCGATCCGGTCTATGTCTACACGGCGGCGAACGTCATCAAAGGTGAGTTTAAGTACGTTGGTAGTTCGCTCCGCACGCGGTACACAACCGCACTCGTCACGTACAACGATCCTGGGAATGCCTACAAGCAAACCGTGGAGTACGTTGAGGACGCGGACGGGATCAACCGTTACGGGATCAACAAGGCTGAGATAACGGCGTTCGGATGCACTAGCCGCTCCCAGGCTCAACGCGTGGGTCAATGGTCGCTCCTGACATCCCGGTATGAGACCAACGCAGTAACGTTTAGCGTCGGCATGGACGGGACACTTGCGCAGCCCGGACAAGTTATCGCAGTTGCCGACCCAGCGCGCGCACGGCGACGAATCGGCGGCCGCCTCCTCAGTGTGCAGGACGCTTCGCACGTTACGTTGGATCAGGCTCCGCCAGACATCGCGGCCGGGGACACGCTCACGGTAATCATGCCGACGGGGCTTGCGCAGAAACGCGCAATTACCGCCGTCACCAACGGCCTTGTTCAAACTGCCGATGCGTTCCCTACCCTGCCCCTCGCGGGTGCGGTGTGGATGGTGGAAAGCAGCAAGGTACAGGCCCAGCTTTTCCGCGTCACTAGCGTTTCCGAGAAAGAAGGCATCACCTTTGAAATCTCGGCAACCCAGCATGAACCGGGGAAGTATGCGGCTGTGGACAGCGGCGCGGCAATCGACCCCGCCCCGATCAACGGCCTACCGCTTAACACTCAACAAGCACCGGGCAACATCCGCGTTTCGCAGTTCGTCGTAATTGACCAAGGCATCACGCGGACGAACATGACAATTGCTTGGGACTCCGCACCCAATGCAATCGCGTATATCGCTGAGTTCAGGAAGGACAACGGCGACTGGATTACGGCGGGCCGCACTGGCGGACTGTCTATCGATGTATCGAACATTTACACCGGTCGGTACGCCGCGCGTGTCCGGGCAGTCAACGCGTTGGACATCGTGTCTCCATACGCATTTTCGACGGAGACGGTTCTACAGGGTAAGACCGGCGCACCTCCTCTGGTTGCATCGCTTTCCGCCAGTACGAACCAAGTGTTCTCTGTCGCGCTTGACTGGACATTTCCAAATGGCGCGGGAGACACGGCGTACACGGAAATCTGCTACAGCCACACACCGGACTTTACAAAGGCAGTACAGCAAGGCCGTTATAGCTACCCGACTAACACGACTAAGTTGCTCGGCCTCGCGGCGGGCTATGACGTGTATTTCTGGGCGCGCCTAGTAGATACGACGGGGAACATCGGCGCATGGTATCCGGCCTCTACGCAGGCGGGCATCCGTGGCATGTCCAGCAGCGAAGCAACGGAAATCCTTAGCTACCTCACTGGAAAGATTGGTGAGACTCAGCTTGGCAAGGATGTACTTGAGCCGATTAAGGACATTCCAGGCATCAAGCAAGGCGTCTCGGATAACGCGAAGGCTATCGCAAAAGAAGCCCTAGACCGCGCAGTAGCAGTCACCGGTGAAGCACAGGCCCGAGCAGACGCGATTACCAGTGAGGCTAAGAGTCGCGCGGACGCAATAGCACAAGAGGTAAAGGACCGTACCGCCGCCATTGCGAAAGAGGCAACAGACCGTGCGAATGCTGTAGCGGAGGAGGCACGCCAACGCGGCGCGGCAGTCACGACCGAGCAGCAACAACGACAAGCGGCTGATGACTCACTGGGCCAACGCATCGATACGGTTAGCGCGAGTGTTGGCGACGCCGCGTCTGCAATCAAGCAGGAGGCCACGGCACGCGCCAACGGTGACACAGCACTCGGCCAGCGCATCGATACCGTGGTTGCACAAGTTGGCGACGCGTCGAGTTCGATCCAGCAAGAGCAAACCGCCCGTATCGATGCAGATGGCGCACTAGGCAAGCGCATCGACTCCGTATCGGCTGACGTTGGGAAGAATTCAGCCGCAATTCAAACTGAGGCAAAAGCTCGCGCGGATGCTGATGGGGCGCTCTCTTCCCGCATCGATAGCGTGGTTGCAACTGCGAATGGCAACACCGCCGCAATCTCGTCAGAAGCTACGGCGCGAGCCAACGCAGATACGGCACTCGGTAAGCGAGTTGACGCAGTTACGGTTGACGTTGAAGCGAACAAGTCCGCGATCACGACTGAGCAGCAGGCCCGCGCCGATGCGGATACGGCTCTTGGCAAGCGGGTAGACACCGTTACGGCGACTACGAAGGATAACGCGGCGGCCATTACTCAGGAGCAGACCGCGCGCGCGAATGGAGATTCCGCGAACGCCCAAAGCATTACAGGCTTGCAGGCTCAGGTAGGCAATGCGCTGATGCTAAAGGTTGCGGCAGTAGGCGCGAGCGCGAACCCGCCAGCCCCCGACGGGTTGTTTAATGCCGTTTCGGGCAAGCAGATCGCTGGGTCGTTGCGGAGTTGGAACGTTGCAACGGTGGCCGCGAACAACACGGTTGTGTTGCTTGGCCGGTGGGACGTGTTCGGTTCGGCCGCGAATGCTTCTGCAATGGCTGATGCTCTTAACGGGCTGACGAACGCTGTATCGGTGATCGTGTGGACGTTCTGACGTGCCCCCATCAATAGGGCCAATGGGCTTCTAGCAAAGTCCTTTTAAACCAGCTCCTGGAACGCGGCAGGAGCATCCGCGGTTGCCCGATGTTTTGCTGCAAACTCTGACGGCGAAAGGTAGTTCAGTGCGCTGTGCGGCCTTTGCTCGTTGTAGTCCTGACGCCATGCCGCGATGACTGCCCGAGCATGCGCGAGCGTCGTGAACCAGTGCTCGTTAAGGCATTCGTCGCGGAACTTGCCGTTGAACGATTCGATGTACGCATTCTGCGTTGGCTTGCCCGCCTGAATCAACTTCAGAGCGACGCCGTTCGCATACGCCCACTGGTCAAGCGCGCGGCTTGTAAATTCGGGGCCCTGGTCTGTTCGCACCGCCTTGGGATAGCCACGGAAGCGAGCTGCACGGTCCAATGCCCGAGCGACATACAAACCTGAGATGCCATGGTCGACGACGATGTCGACAGCCTCTTTCGTGAAGTCGTCGACGACGGTCAGGCACTTCACGCGCCGGCCGTTGGAAAGCGCATCCATCACGAAATCGATTGACCACACCTCGTTGGGGGCGCCCGGCAATGCCAGTTGCTCGCGCTCAATCATGACGCCCTGGCGCTTGCGACGGCGCCGCACAGCCAGCCCTGCCTCACGGTACAGGCGATAGATGCGCTTGTGATTGGCGTGCGTGCCTTCGCGCTCCACTAGAGCGTGCAATCGGCGGTAGCCGAATCGACGACGTTCGTGTGCCAACTCCACCAGACGCGCCGCTAGCACCTCATTCTCGTGGTCTGGCTTCGCGTCGTAATGCAGCACGCTGCGAGAAAGCCCGACAAGCCGGCAGGCGCGGCGCTCGGAGATGTTGACCTTCTCCCGAATCGCCGATACTGCTTCGCGTTTGGCTTGCGGGCTCAGGGCTTTCCCTTGACGACGACCTTCAACGCTTCCATATCGAGCATTGCTTCGGCCAGCAGCTTCTTCAGCCGGGCATTCTCCACCTCGAGGTCCTTGAGCCGGCGGGCTTCCGAGACTTCCATGCCGCCGAACTTCGCACGCCAGGTGTAGAACGACGCGTCACTGAACCCGTGCTTCCTGCACAGTTCCTTGACCGGCATACCGGCTTCGGCTTCCTTCAGAAACCCGATGATTTGCTGTTCCGTAAAGCGCTTCTTCATGTTCGTCTTCTTCTCCGAAAACGAACTTTACTAGACTCCGGCTGGCCCTGTTTGTTGGGGGCAGGTCAGTTCGATGAACCGAGAACCAACCTTGCGGGCGTTCTCCAGTCGGCGCTCGTGAGGTGCGGCGCGAGCAATGCTGTGCTTGGCAGTATCAAGCATCGAGGCGCTTACGTGCTGGTGGGCGTTCCAGAGAGTGGAGAGGGGGCGGGAGCTGAAATGCGGGCAGGTTCGGTTGATTCCGATCCGGCGTCGCAAATCTCCTATACGTTCTCGATGCTCAACGGACGGCTGCTGAGTGGGCCGAACGGGCAGGCTGCTGCACTTGCGCAAGCTGCGGTGACGAGTGAGGCGACTGCACGTGCGAATGCAGACGGTGCGCTGTCTAGCCGCATCGATACTGTCAGCGCTTCGGCGGCGGCCAACACTGCCGCAATCACGGGGGAACAAAAGTCCCGAGCAGACGCAGATAGCGCCCTATCGTCCCGCGTTGACTCCGTATTGGCATCAGCCAACGGGAACGCCGCAGCGATCACGGCCGAGCAAAAAGCACGCGCCGACGGCGACTCCGCCAATGCGGCAGCTATCTCGTCGCTGTCGGCCAAGGTAGATGACAACGCAGCCGCGATCACCAGTGAGGCGACCGCGCGGGCAAGCGCAGATAGCGCGCTGTCCAATCGTATAGAACGTGTGTCGGCTCAGATCAATGTCCCAATGGCGGGCGACACTGGCGGTAACGCCGGTTCGACCTCCGTATACGCGGGTGTGTGGTCGGAGCAGTCCGCTCGCGCGGAGGCGGACCTCGCAACCTCTCAGCGTGTCGATACCGTTACCGCGCAGTTAAGCAATGCGAACAACGAATTGCGCGCGGCCGTTCGTACAGAGTCAGAAGCACGGGCTGCTGCTGACAGCGCACAGGCGCAGCAAATCACAACTGTCCAGGCACAAATAAACGACAACTCGGCCGCAGTGCAGGTCGTAGCGACGTCGTATGCGGACCTTAACGGGCAGCTCTCCGCGTCGTACACCGTCAAGACTCAAATTACAAAAGACGGTCGTACCTACATGGCTGGCATCTCGCTGGGCGTCAACGGAAGCGGCGGTGATGTGGAATCGCAAATCCTAATGTCCGCATCGCGGTTCGCAATCATCGACCCGAACGGTTCCGCCGTGAGTTCACCGTTCATCGTGCAAGGCGGTCAAGTGTTCCTCAATGACGTATTCATTGGGAACGGCCGAATCACGAACGCAATGATTGGGAGCTACCTCCAATCGGACAACTACGTTTCTGGGCGGCAAGGATGGCGGCTCGATAAAAGCGGCTGGTTTGAAATCAACAACACAGACGGACAAGGAAACCGATTGAACATTGATAGCAACGGCGTGCGCGGATACGACTCTAACGGGACGCTCCGGTATCGCCTGGGGTTCTACTAATGGCTGGTGTAGGACTTCAACTTTGGGACGCCTCCGGGCGTCTCGTACTTGATGGCACTACGAGATGCGGCCGAATCAAAGACATGGTGTACGTGAACGGGAACGACGGCGCGGTAGGAGCGAACCTTTCGGACGGTACGCCGTGGTGGTCATTCATGCCGGAGTTTCTGTTTAAGCACATCAGCATGAACGCTCCTGTACCGATCATCGACATTGACTCGAACGGAGTACGTTGGAGCTACAGCGTCACTAGCGACAGCTACCGCACCCCCGTTCAAGGTTGGCTGGTTTACGGGGTCTATTGATGTCGGTCGGGTTTCAAGCGTTCACGAATTCCGGCGTGTTCCAGATCGACGGCTCAACGCCGAATTACCAGCTAACGGCCAACCTCACAGCAGTCTCTCAGCAAACGTCCATCAACACCGTGTACAACAACGCGAGCATGCAATTCTCCGGAACGTTCTGGCTCTGTACGTTCACGTTCCGTTCAGACCAGCCCCCAATCTGGGCGTTCGTCGCGGACGGCGGCGTAATGGTTACGCCCTGGGACTTCACGCGAAACGGAAACATCTACACGGTTCGATTGATTACTACGTCGCAGACAACCGTGAGATTGTTCGTGTACTCGCGCGTATCCCCTCCCTCGTCAAACTTCGGGTTTCAAGTGTTCGATCCGAGCGGAACGCTCATCGCGGACGCTTCTCAGCCGTTTTGCAAGGTGCTGGACGTGGTAGCCGGACAGTACATCGACGGCTACGGCTGGACTGTAACGGGTTTCCCCGGAGTCGATACGCAGTCGCGAAGCTACGGCAGACCTGTGGCAGTCGCGTGCATGTGGCCCGCTCACTACCTCAGCGGGTCAACCAACAGCAGTCAGCGGATTTGGGACATCGCGGAAATGAGTGCCGTTGGCGTATCAGGTGATGTCGTCACCTGGGAACTGCATCGCTACAACGGAGGGAATCCTCCGAACATTACGTGCTACCGAGAATGCATGCATTACCGGTTCATGGTTCTAGACATGACCGGCGTTCTGTAGCCGATCCGTACAAGGAGAAGATGGGAATTTTTCAGGAGGCGGCCGACAGTGCCGCCGCATCAGCCGGCAAAGTCACGGTCACAACCAGCACGGCTCTGTACGGCCTCACTACCCTCCCGCTCAGTAGCTACGCGGCGTTCGCTTCAATTGTTCTGTCTGTTTGCTATATCTGGGGCGCTCTGCCCCGCGTGGCACGCACCGCGGTAGCCTTAAAGCGCGGCTTGATCGACAAGGATTGGTCCCTGTGGCGCAAGCTGGGCGACCAACCGACCCCAAAGAAAGACGACTGATGCAGGGGATTGATCAGATCCTCGCAGCTCTGTTCCTAGTCGCGGCAGTTGCTGCGGCCGGAGCGGGTCTCTATGCGAAGCACGAACACAACCGCGCCAACGAGCTAGAGAGCAAAGTCGCGGAAGTCAAACGGGAGCGGGATGGATACGCCCGCGCAATCGACGCCCAGAAGGCTGCGGAGGAAAAGGCGCGGAAACGCCAGGAGGCGTCCTCTGAGCGGTTGCGACAGGCGGTCAAGGACAACCCCGCAGTAGCAGATACCGTCGTTCCTGACGCGGTGTGGAACGCAATCTACGGGGATTCAAATGAGGGGAATTAAGGCCGGGACGGCCGTATTGATCGCGGCCATTTTGGCGGGGTGTGCTTCGAGGGGTTCAGGAGGGATTCCGGACGCATACTTGCAAGATTGCGCCCACGCGCCGCGACCGGCAGGGAAAACCGTTGCCGACTTGGCTCAGGCTCTAATTGACGAGCGCGCCGCGATGGAAGCTTGCGACTGGCGGGATAAGGCCGCCCTCCGTGCATGGAAGGCTGGTACGATCACGCGGCCGAAATAGTACGCGCGTCAAATTCTAGTGTTACACATGGGTGTGTCATGTGTTGCAGTGTGACAGGTCACGTCACCCTATAACCAATTGATTTTAAATAGTTTTATTTTCCAATTGAATTACCAATCGATCCTCGAACGCATCCACACCGAACTTGCCCCCTGGATTGGCCAGGGGCGGGTCGCCGACTATATTCCCGAGCTCGCGAAAGTGCCCGCCGACAAGTTCGGGATGGCCGTCGTCACGCTGGACGGAAACGTTTGCACGGTCGGCGACGCGCACGAGCGCTTCTCGATCCAGAGCATCTCGAAGCTGTTCGCGTGCACGCTCGCGTTCCAGCTGATGGGCGACGAACTGTGGGAACGGGTCGGCCGCGAGCCGTCCGGCAACGCGTTCAACTCGCTGGTCCAGCTCGAGAGCGAGCGCGGCAAGCCGCGCAATCCGTTCATCAACGCCGGCGCGCTGGTCGTGACCGACGTGCTGTGCCGCCGCTTCGTGAAGGCCGAGACGGCACTCGTCGAATTCGTGCGGCGGCTGATCGGCACGAACGACATCGACTACGATTCGCGCGTCGCGCAATCCGAGCTGCAGCACGCGGAGCGCAACCGCGCGATGGCGCACTTCATGGCGAGCTTCGGCAACATGCAGATGCCGCCCGACACGGTGATCGACGCGTATTGCCGCCAGTGCGCGATCACGATGAACTGCGTCGAGCTCGCGCGCGCCGCGTTGTTCCTCGCGAACGGCGGTGTAGCGCCGGTCACCGGCGAGCGGATCGTCGATTCGAGTTCCGCGAAGCGGCTGTCCGCGCTGATGCTGACCTGCGGCACCTACGATGCAGCGGGTGATTTCGTGTACCGCGTCGGGCTGCCGGCCAAAAGCGGTGTCGGCGGCGGGATCGTCGCGGTGCTGCCCGGCGAGATGGCCGTGTGCGTGTGGGCGCCGGGGCTCGATGCGAACGGGAACTCGCTGGCGGGCCAGTTGGCGCTGGAGTGGCTGACGACTTATTCGGGGCGGTCGATTTTTTGA